GAAAAAGCTTATTTAATTGGATTACAATCTCAAACGTATAAAGATGGAGGTTTTGCTATGACTTCAAAAAGCAATGAAGAAATAGCAGAAGCTCTAAATATGAGCACTAGATCAGTTCAACAATATAATAAATCTTTAAAAGAAAAACAAATCCTTGTTGAAATGAAAACCGCTATTCTTGATTCTGCGGGTTATAATCGAACAGTTAAAGCAATTGATTTAGCCAAAGTATGTCAAGCCGTTTTATATGTAAACGAACGAGTTGATGTACACGAAACTAGATTAAATGCTCAAGAAGATCGAATAACAATTCTTGAAAAAATGGTTTCAAAGTTAATGCAAGAAAAAACTGAACTTGAAAAACAACTATTTGATAAAAAAGAAATAATTAACGAATTTGAATTTAATTAAAAAGGAAGGCTTTTACACCTTCCTTTTTAATTATTAGACTATTTAAAAACAATAAAATGAAAAAAATCAGTATTCCTCTATTTCACAACAGTAGAATCTCTGACACCTTTAGCGGACTCTACTTACACGAAGTAGAGTTTCGATGTTTTGTTTAACGACTCTCATCAGCGCTATACGTCGTAAGCAGCAATAATTCACCATTCTTGTTTACTTTCATCCATAGGTAATACTACATAATACCTTTCTTTATATGTAAACCAACTGCGATAATTACGTATTAGATAATCACCACAGTTGGTTTCAAGAATGTTTACTGCTCATTTAAACTTACCTTTTATAGTAAGTGTTGAATTACGCATTTGCGATTTCAATGACAGGAACTCGGATGTCACGATACTGATCTGCAACACGAACACCATCTGGAGTAAACTGGTTTACTTTACCGCTGATGATGTCGGCCACTCGAATCGCTTTGTTTGCGAGATATTCCAGTTTCGTATAGTTGTTATCCATGTTGTTGAGCTTTTCAGACAGCTCGCAGGCACGTCTCGGTTGACTTTCAGGAGACTCACGATAAGTCCTCTGCAAAGAACCGAGAGAGATCCATGATGGTTTGTTGTTTCGCAGACAGGCTACGTAATATGCTTCAGCATCAGCATTCTTCCGAATCTTGATTGCTTTCACCATTGTGTCCATGTTTGCTTTATAGGTTTCGAAGTCGTAGAATTCTATTACTTCACCTTTTTCGGACAGACCGAAAACGCCGATAAACGGCAGACCACTGTTCTTCAGCTTATCAGCGGTTACGGGAACGAGTGTTTGCTCTCCACGAAGAGGCAACACAGGTTGATTCTGTGCATCAAATGCTTTCATATTAAAAATCTTTTTAAAATTGGTTAATGTACCATAAATTTGTTACTACATATCTATGTAAGTCTTAGTTATCTATGTAAGTCTTAGTTGCAAGAAGTAAAAAGAGTGCAAGGACGAATCCCTGCACTCCTATAACGTTTAGATACGTTCAAAAATCGCAAAAGGTCTCTTACGCAGTATCGGCTGCCCATTGTCGGTATAGGCGACTTTTCCACCTATAAAAGCAGTAGTGTCGACAGCTACTGTTTCGACGACTTTGATTTCACCAAGTGACATCAACAGTTTAACTCGTTCACAGTCATCGCCTACTTCCATAAGCTCATAATTGAGCTTATGATTCTTGTATACCTCTCGCCACTCTTCTGCCATTTGTCTGGCAAAGATTCGAACAGGTACCCAAGTAGGTTTGCCGTTGATCCCGATTTTCATATACGGAACAGGCTTGTTGTTATATGTACTTTTCTGAAAGCACTCATCGCAAAATTCGCTTGGGAGTGTAATAACATCACCAACAATAAAGTTGATACCACCAAACGACTTGCCTGTTTCTTTCAAGTCGTCGATACTTTTAAACGACGTTGCATTAGCAACAACATTTACAGCCGTAGCTATTTTCAATTCACTAGTTTTCATAATCGCTAAAGGTTTAAAGTTTGTAATTACATAATACATTTAGTCTTAGTAATATATACAATTAAAGAGAATGTACCGAAGCACATTCTCTTATATGCTATAAACTGATAGTTGCAGTTACAGTGTAACCACGTCGTCGCAACTCTTCAACCAACTCCTTATCGGAATGCTTATCGAGAACGTTATCGATAACTTTCTCAACAATTTCAGCATTTTTAATAAGTTTTTGGCGTGATGGAGATTCACGTGCAGCTTCCGCTTGAAGTACACGAGCTTCTTTGATCATAAATTCTGCTAATTTATGATTTGGAGCTGTCTTACATGCATTCCATATAAGACGATCTTTTACGGAATGTAAAAGTCCGTGTTTCAACAGAACTCGCTTCAGATATGTAGGAGCTACTTTAACTCCACAATCTCGACATAAACCTCCGAAAGATCTAGGTTTATTGATACTCTGAGCGATTCGAGAATCAGACCACGCATGAATAGTTTGCAGTACTTCTAATACTGCATTAATTTCTGTTTGTGATATCATAACGTTATGACGGTTCACCTAAGCACCGAAAGGTTCAAGTTACAGAAGTATTTCTGTCTTAGAACATTTGATCCCAATCTTCCTTTGTAATACACGTAGTGCATATTACAATAGTGATAATAACAATGAAAACGGATATTACAAGATACCCGTTTTCATTTAAACTATCAACACTCATCAAGAAGAGTAGAACTATTGTCATTGTAATGTAGAACATTACTTTTTTGCAAAATAGTTTCATCCTTTAATGAGTTCAAAGATTGGAGCTGTTGCTCCGTTTGATAAAATTGTTTTCGCAACAACTTTAATTGTTTTGCCTTGTAACAACTGATGCAATTCAATAAAGTTTTGTGTACGATAGACTCTCTTCGTGAAGCTGTTAAAATCAGATAGTTCACGATAGTTACTGAGTCTTCGAAAATACCGTAAAGGTATTCGATCGATTAAACAATCATTAACGATACAAGACATCAATAACTTGTTATTCTTAATAACAATAGGTTCATTAAGGATTTTGATAACCGTTCCGACAGAACGATCAAAAGGTTTTGTATTCATGATCTTGTTTGTAATCGTTAATGAATTGTTTATGTGCGATGCGCAGTTCCTTACGAGTAACTTTACGATGAGAAAAGTTTACTCTCGTAATTGTTACATTCGCTTCGATAATAGTGTAAGAATTGTCACACGACTCATTACCGAAACGAATTGCACTGCGAAGTCGAGGACACTCTTGCCAGAGGGCTAAGAAGTCAGCAGCTTCTCGATATAGATTTGTAGTAGCACACATGGCACTATAGCACTTTACCTAAGGAGTGCGAGGTTCAAATTCAAACTGAGAAAAATTTTTGGTCTTAGTGAATTTTAATTTGATTTTCCATTTTATTAGGCCAGGGGGACTTTTTATGATGTGTCCCATCGCATACATCACATATATTATATCGCATACACTATACACTATATAATACCGCTCAACATTTTGTAAAATCAATAATTTATTTTATTTTTGCAAAAAGCTAAAATTTATGAATAATTGATTAAAACAACAGTTAATATATCAACCTGTTATTAGAGAATCTAAAATCAACATAATTCCCGAACAGGAAACAATAATCTTACCTAAAAAGAAAATAAAGACTACCTCATTAGAAGGTTATACTCCAACTTTATTAAAAGAACCTCAAGAAAAAGTAATTATAGAAATACCTCAAGAAGAAACAAAGTATCCAAAAGTTTTTCAAAACAAATCGGAATTTATCAAAGTTATGACTCCTTTATATGAAAAGATATTAGCTTCTAAAGGTATTGATACTTCTTTTGCTAAAGCATTAGTACAACAATCTGGATTAGAATCAAACTGAGGTAAATCACAATCTGGCAAATTTAATTTAGGAGGAATTAAAGGAAAAGGAACAAAAAGACGTACAAGAGAAGTTATAAATGGAAAAGATCAATATATATATGACAGTTTTAGAGATTTTAACTCTCTAGAAGATTATGCTAATTATCATGTAAATCTATTAAACAATAATAGATATAAAGCATTCTCAGGTACTATAAATGAATTTGCTGATAAAGTTGCTAAAGGAGGATATGCTACGGATCCTAGATACAAAAACGTTTTAAGTAAACTAATCTCAAGTGCTAAATTTGGAATGAAAATTCCAAAATATCAATCTGGAGCACCATATGATCCTACAAAATTTAAAAATACTATTCCAGAAACATATAATAACAAATTTGAAGGATTGTTTGAGAAGTTTCAAAATTTAAAAATAGAACAAGATCAGTTACAAAAATTAATCAATGCTCAGAAAACAATTAAAAGATCATATAATCCTGAGAATATAAATTGACTATATAATTATTTCATTTCGAATCAATTACCTGAAGAACAAGCTCTTAGTTTAATTAGTAATATCATTCATGAAAGTGGAGGAGAAGTTGATAATCCCTCTTCTAGCGGGAAATATAACGGCTTAATTCATTGATCTCCTGAACGATATCAAGATATGTTAGATACTACAATTCCAACAGATAGTATGTTAAAAAGACAAGCCGATTATCTAATTAATACAGTTAAAGGAAAAGATACTTACATGGATTGAGTTAAAACTAAAACAAATCATAAATTATTTCATTCTGGACAAACTCCTTTAGATGTTAATAATGGATTGATTTCAGGTTATGTACGTCCAGCAAATATTGAAAAAGAGATTAGAGAAAGAACACAAACACACAATGATTTAAAATGACAACTAAAGAAAAATGAATTTTAGCTACTATTATAATAGTTGTAATAGTAGCAATCTTAGCAGCAATCAAATTGCTTCCATTTTATGTAACAATTATTGCGTTAGTAACGTATGTATTTGGAATTGGATCTGGTTGGTTCCTTAAAAGAATTAAAGATAAATATTTTGTAAAGTCCTAAAACAACAAAAGGCAGTCGAATTAACGGCTGCCTTTTTCATTTCTTAAATATATGTAAGTTCCTGTTGCACCTAATCCTCCACTAATTCCGAATGAATTACGTATTCTATTAGCTACAGATTCTCAATTGTACATAGGTATATTCTTTAAAACATCTTCAGATAATTTATATGGATGTGCTCTATTAATAAATGAATAACTTGTAGGTAGTATATCATTTGATATAGATGCTACTAAATCTACTTGCCCATCTGGATAAACATCGTGTTCAAGAACTCTAACTTTCTTAGCTGGTAATTTATAATGTTCTACTACTGTTCTTTTTAAATCTTTTGGATTAACTGAGCTAACTGCTGTATCATAACTTCCTACATACTTTTCAGTTTCAGGAATTTCGTAAACGTTCTCACCTGTACGTTTATATTGTAAATCAGGTTTATTCTTTCCTTTAGGTAAAGCAATAGCTCTGTGTACAACCATCTTATCTTTTACTAATCCGTCTCTTGCAAACATTGCCGCTCTTTTCTGAACTCCTGGAAGTTTACTAAATCCGCTGCCTATTGCTCCAGCAGTTAATAACGCTTCAAGTCCAGTTACAGCAGCTTTACCATATTCTCCATTTTAATATCATCGTCTACTGTAGTTACTCGATCACTAGTTACAAAATCTGCAATTGCCGCACCGTTTAGTACTCTAGAAAGAGTCTTTAATATCTTTAATTTCCCAAATGGAAGTAATAATCCTAACGCAAAAGAACCAGTTGTTAGTAAATCATTACCAGCTTTCTTAACTAATTGTCCTTTTGCTGAATCTCAAAATGGAACGTCTTTAGGACGTTTTGTTCCATATCCGTCTATATAGTATTTATCCTTGTCTGACATGATCTATTGCTAAACATATAACTCCAGCTATGAATATAAATACACAACATGGACTATGTGTTATAAACGTTGTTATTAATGTAAATAATATTACAAATATTCAACCTAATGCTCTAAGTCAATTCTTCATTTTCTTTTGTTGTAAAAGTATCTATTCCATATAATAAAGCGTCTATTAATATTAATCCCACAGGAATAGCCATAGGAATAATAGATAACATTCCTAAAATCAATGTAATTACCATAATACCTAAAATAATATCTGCCATTAGTTCCATAATACATTAAGCTTTAAAAAAATAAATATTGTTATTTTTATAATTATTTGTATCTATATGTAATCAAGTAGTCTCTCTGCCATTTTGATCTCATTTTTCAATACGAATTGGAATAGTTAATTCTAATTTATGTTTTTCTAATTCGTATCTCATATTAGATGCTGACATCTTATTGCTAATTAAATCAAAAGCATTGCCTTTTTTATGTTGCGAATTTTTAGCTCCGATTTTACAATCTGGCTGTCTGTATCCACAATAATTTCTACTACCTCCAGATGCTCAATTATTACATATTAAAGGAATTCCTAATATTTCTCTAACTTCTTCTAATGCTTTTAAAGCTCTAGAGTCAAGTAAAGCTAATGATTTTTCCTCTCCTAATTCTTCATATACCTCTTTTGGAACTAGTTCTTTTATATCAAAATATTTATTTGCTTTCATTTCTTTTAACTCCTCCTAATTTATCTGCTCAGGCTTCAACAAAAAATTTGTAATAATCATAAGGAATACCTTTTTTACGCTTTCGCCTACAATTTAAATTATGTAATCCACTTAATAGCCCTACAAAAGGTAAATATAAAGGACCTAATCATTTAGATTGAATACCATGTCCAGCCTCATGTTTAATAGAATTTTTTAAACTAATTCGTATATTATTGTTGTCCCAATCGTATCTATTATAATCTAATAATACATAATAACCTAAAGAAATTCCTCCAGGAAATTTATCATAAATATAAACCTCCTGATCTTTATATGTAAACGTTTTTAATCTAGTTTTATTATAAAACGGAAGAAGTATTGCTCCTAGTAACGATTGAGGAAATTCTCAAGTTCATCTACGAATTTTGATAATTGTTTTCATTTTTCTTTCTATTAAATATTTTTACTACAGAATCTGCACCTAATAGAGTAGTACTACATATAAATAGAGTATCTACAATAACTGGAGCTTGTATCCCATGAAAAGTACATCATAAACATATAATAAGACATGCCACTCATCCTAAAACTCCACAAACTCGTTTACTACTTAAACCACTTTGTGCAGTGAATAATCTAATAAAGAAATCTTTCATTATTTTATTATATAGATAAATAGTCAACTACTGCTTTACAAAAACTTAGGAATTCTTCATCTGATAGATTAGAACGCATTGTATTTATACTATTACATACTAAACGAATGTTAGATAAAGAATATGCTCTCCCTGGTTTAATTCTATCGATAGAAACATTAAAAGGATTTTTGCCTGCTTTAATAACAATTTGCATCTCTAAATTAGATAATGCGCACTTTCCATTTTGTTTTTCAAACAATTCGATTAATTGCTCTTTTGTTAAATCGAAAGGAATATTGTTTTTTAAAGCTCTAGTTTTACATCCAGATAATAATCGTGATAAAAATCGATCTCGATCGTTAATTTCCTGAGTAGCTCTTTTAATTTTCTTCCTTTCTTTTTCACAATCTTTGCATTCTCTAGAATATCCTTGTCGGCAAATATATTTCTCTCCTTTATAAAATTCTGAAACATCTTTATAAGTTTTACAAACATGACAATATAGTTCTCCATTTTCATTAAAACTTGGAATTCTTATACGCTTAGATTCTTTTTCCTTTTCACATTCTTTATAATGAGATCCATATCCACACTTTACATTATTGCGTCTAGGAAAAAATTTAGATGTCATTGGTTTATATTTCTTACACTTAGTACAAAGTTTATAAATAACATCATTAATTAATTTAAAATTAGGTAAACCTAATGTATAATTCATTTATTTTCCAAGTTTCTCAAATAAGATTTTTTGATCTTCTGAAGTCATAATTATTTATTATGATGTCATTTAGCAGCATTTCTAGCAAAATTAGCTCTCTTCTTTTGTAGCGGAGTTGCATTAGGATCATTAAGTACAGATCTAGCATGTTCTTGTACAGTTTGTCCAGCTCTTTTAGCACTAGCTGTAAACTTACCACGATTAGCCTTCTTTATATAGATTTTCCCACCCTTCTTTAAATGTTCAATCATATCGATAAATAAATTAGGTAAATCTATTGTGCTTGAGTTAGATAACTTTTGTATTTGTTTTTGTAAAGTTTTAAAATCTAAATTAAAATCATTCATATTAAATATATTTAGCAAGTTATTAGTTTAAATATTTTTATTTTGTATTTCACAAAAATAATAAATAAATTTGCAAAGTAAAAATAAAAAATTTAAAACTAAGTAATAAAATGTGAAATACTTTTCTAGATTGATTCTTATTTATAGTTGATAAAATTAAAAACTGGAAGGATGTTTGAAGAACATTGTTTATACTGTTAATTGTCTTTGCATTAAATATAATTACTAAAGAATATACCGAACGTTTAGTTATAAATTCTAAAACAGAATTAGTAAATGAAATAAACCAAAGACATGATAGTATATTAAATCATGTTATTGAAAAATCTCCCGAAGTAGATAGAGTTATTAATTCTATTTTAGATAATTTAAATATTACCTATGGATTTAATCGTGCATCTCTAATGATTTATCATGATAATATCACAATGACTAATGGGATGCCGTATTTAAGAATGTCTATTTCTCATGAAAGAATAAGAGAAATAAAAATGAAAATAACTGCTAAAAAAACTGAAATGCAAAATGTTCCATCATCTATGTACTCAGATTTAAATGCAGAATTATTAAAACATGGCCAAGTAATAAGAACTTTAAAATCTTTAGAAACAATTGATAAAAATTCCTATACTAGATGTTTAAATGAAAATATTAAAGGATATATTGTAATTCTTATACGTAATACAGATAATTCCCCATTAGCTGCATTGTGGTGTTTTAGTTGTGATGGCGAAGTTCCAACTAGTCCAAATGTAGTACATGATTTAATTGGACAAGGACACGTTATTAGAGATGTATTAAAATACTAGTAATTTATGACAATGATTTTAGAAAAAGATAAGTTTTATAATGACTTATCTATTGATAAAGAAAATGACAATGTAATTTATAATGATCAACAACATGTTTATATAGATAAAACAGATGGATCATATTATATATCTGTTACGACACTAATTCATAATTATACTAATATATTTGATTCTGCTTTTTGATCAGCATATAAAGCATTAGAATCATTAACAGACGATGTAACGTTTGCAGCTTTAAAGAAAGTGTTACTTGCAACTAAAAAATTTGATCCATCTATTTTACATAAACTTAGTATTGATGAATCTCAATTTAATACTAAACGAGAAGAAATCTTACAAAGTTACGAAGATGAAAAAAATAAATCCTGTGAACGTGGCACTAAAATACATGCTAAGTTTGAAAACGCAATGTATCAAAATCCAGAAAAAGAACTAAAAAGATACGGATTAGGTGGGAAATTTAGTGTTAAAAAAGGACATTATCGACTTGATACAGAAAAAGCAGTATATCCAGAATTTCTTATTAGTGTAAAATCAAGAGATGGCGTATTGAGAGTTGCAGGACAAATTGATTTATTAATTAAAGATGGGAACGATATAATAATTATAGATTTTAAAACTAATAAAAAAATCGATCGCAAATCTTATTATAATAAATCAACAAAACGATACGAATGTCTAAAATATCCTTTAAATACAATTCAGGATTGTAATTTAATGCACTATACACTTCAATTATCAATGTATGCTTATTTGCTTCAACAAATTAATCCAGATTTAAATATTAAAATGTTAAAGTTAATTCACATTGATCATTCAAATAAAGTTGAAGAAATTGAAGTAGAATATATGAAAAAAGAAGTAGAAGTACTTCTTAAACACTACAAAAAACAACTACTTATAAAAGAAGAATTATCAAAAGATACTCCAATCGTATATTAGTAATCGTTACAATTGCAAGTTAAAAGGTTATAAATATAATTGGAGTATCTTTTTTAAATAAAATATTATGGGATTTATAGATATATTAGATGGACATATTAAAGAATTATTTGGAGCTAATGAGAATTTAAGTAATAAACGTTTAAAGATATGCATGAAGTGTCCATTATATAAAAAGACTCCAGTAGGTCCTATTTGTAATAGTTCTTTATATATTAGTAAAGATGGAAAAGATGTGGTAAATTACGGAAAAGAAGGATACGTTAAAGGGTGCGGTTGTAATTTAAGTAAAAAAGTCCGTCTATCAAATGCAAAATGTATTATAAGAAAATGATAATATGCAGATTAATATAAAACATATATTAATAGGTTGATACAATAAAATCTTTTTAAAAGAACAAGATTTAGCAAATTATCGATTAGATATTTGTAAGCACTGTCAGCATAATGTAAAATTTTTAGGTCAAGATAGTTGTGATTTATGTGGATGTATATTAGATGCTAAAGTCCGAGTAAGAGAAGAAAAATGTTTAAAAAATAAGTGATAAAATGGATTTAGGAAATAGAAAAATGGAATTAACAGGCATACATTATATGCCAGGACTCGATCAATCAGAAGATTTAACTACAACAGATAAAGAAGTGATGAAAAAATTACAAGAACAAGCTCAACTTGAAATGGCAGATAATTTATGTAAACAAAATGAAGGAGTTAAATCTGCAGCTAACAAAGAAATTGTAGCTTGTAATAGTAATGTAATCATTAAACTTTATGATAGAAATCCCTATCGTAGTATTAAGACTAGTGCTTCAGGGATTATCTATGGTTTAGATGGACATGAAATGTATTTTAGTCACGAATCTGGAGAAATGGAAGAATCTCATCAGGAAATTATTTGTGCAGAAGTAATTGCTATTGGACCTGAATGTAAAAATGTAAAAGTTGGAGAGGATGTGTATTGTAGAAATATTCCTGTTCCAATACCTTTTGATAATCAAGGATATTATGCTATTACAGAACAAAATATTATATGTAGAATTGTAAATAAAAATTAATGATGTTAGAAGATAAAATATTTTTTAATCCTGGAGATTTGGTAATATTAAGACATCCAATTCCAAATCGTCCAGTCATGTATGTAGTAGGAAGAGTAATGCAAACGATAAAGAAAGGAGCGAATCTTGAATCCTTATTTAAAGGAATTAGATGTAGATGATATGACAATAATGCTACTTTACAAGAAGCAATCTTTTCTACTAAAGATTTAAAGTTTTATGAAAATGAAGATTTATCTGAATAATCTTTATATTAAATATATAGAATGTAGTGTAGATGAATTTGAGAAAATTAAAGACTTTCTTGACAATTCTAATACATATGTTCCTTATATTAAAAATATTCCTATAGAACCATATTATAAATATAACACGACTATTTGTTAAATAAAATGGACGAAAAGAAAATACAAAAATTTTTAGAATGACTTCCAACAAAATTTGAAGAATTTAAAGGCAAATCTTTAGAAGAAGTTGCAGAAGATTTAAATCGATTATATGAAACAGACGAAGGTAAACAAACTATTCAGACTCTAATGAATACGTTCTTAGAAGAACAAGATAAAGACCCTTCTAAATTTGCTAATGGAGGAATTCTTCCTACAAGTAAATTAGATTACATTGTTTCTTTGCATAAAAAAGGTGGCAAACTAAAAACTAAGAAATGTTCCTGTGGATGTGAAATGCACAAAGTATTCGAAAATGGAGGAGTTGTTGAAAAATGTGCCTGCGGATGTGATACTAAGAAAATCGTAAAAGCTGAAAATGGCACAAAAACTAAATCTAAGTCGAAATCTAAAGTTGAAACTTACCAAAAAGGTTATTTAACTCCTTGAACTTTTGCATTCAACTCTGCTAAAACAACAGTTTTACCAAACATTGACGGAGGGGGCCAAAGAACAATACAACGTGTTGCTTCCCCATCAGGTAAAGTTATTGACCGTATATATGCTCCAGGTCAAGGTTATACAGAGAGAGTAATAACTCCAACTGATACAACGTTTACAAGAGTCATCTCAAATGGAGGAAGTGGAGCGCCAGATATACAAACATTTAGTAAAGGTATGCCAGATTTTAATTGATTCCAACAAAGATGGAAACAATATGGAGTTTACAAAAAAGGCGGAAAGGTATAAGAGATATCTTTTTACTTTATAAGGAATAATATGGATTTATTTATATTTAATAATGATTTACAGAGATTAGAGATTAATGAATATTCTATTTTGCTAATTAAAGAATTTGCAGCTCTATGAAACGAAGACAGAAATAAATGTAAAGAAGATCCTAAAGGTATTAAACGTTTACGTGCTTATAGAGAATTTGCATATATTTATTTAGCTTTAGACTATAAATCTCCATATTTTGAATACTTAGAACAAGAGAAACATCAAGCAGCTATGGAAGATAGCGGACTTACTGAAAAAGAGTTTAATGATGAAACTTTTAGAGCTGCTTGTAGAAAATATATAGAACTTAAAGATTCATCAAGAATTCTAAGTTTGATTAAAACTGCATTTAGAACTCTAGAAAAGATGAGAGTATTTTTAGATTCAATCGATTTTAACGAAAGAGATGAATTAAATGGAGGTAAATATATTAACGATCCTAAAAAAATTATGGAAAGTTTAACTCAAATTGGAAAAATGGATGCTTATTTAAAGGAACTCGAACTTACATATAAGAAAGGTTTAAAAGCACAATCCAAATTAAGAGCAGATAACGAGCCAGGTTTTGGAGATATGGATCAACTCCAAAGATAAAAATATAAATAATGGAACAAGAAGTAAAACGAAAACGAGGTAGACCAAGAAAAAATCCTCCTGCAACTTTACCTACATTTGCAGACAGGTATGAAGAAGAATTAAAAAAGAAATTATTTCAAGATGTAACTGTATCAAAAACAGAAGACGAAGAGGAAAGTCCATATTATGAGTTTCCTAAGGAAGGACATAGAAAACGCAATGGTGCGTGAGATGTTCCTCTTGATGAAGAAATATTATATTTTGATCCAGAATTATCTTATGAATTAACTGGTTATAGACCTATAAATGAAACTCAAGGTTTAGATTTTGATCCAACTCCATTTACTGAGGCAGGTAGATTGTTTATGGAAAGAGGACATTATACAGAATATCCTAAAAATAGCAAACCTTATCGTGATTATTGAACAGAACAGTATAAACGTTGTGTAGATGGTTATACTGTTGGAAAATATAGGATAACTGGAGATCATTATTTCTTTTTGAATTTCTATCGAATGAAAACTGTTGATGGAGAGAAAAAAGCTGGTGCGGGACGTACCGAAGCATTTCCAACTTTTTTTGCAAAACAATATGAATATTTTCACTATCTAGAAATGTGCGAATATCTTTATAAAGATTGTGTTGCATTAAAATCTCGTGGGGTAAACTAATACCTGCCCTCTTTTATAGTAATATAAAAGTAATAAATTTCGCTATATCGCAGAAGACTAAGGTGATTAAAATCACTATGTTAACAGCGAGATAAGTCAATTAATCACTGACCATCGTAACGCATAGAAAGGAATCACAGAGATAAACTTTCCACGAGAGCGAAACATCCTAATATTTAGTTAAGGATGAAAATATATGCTGAACTTATAAGAAATTATAAGAGTCTAGGGATAAAAAGCCTTAGAGATAACAAAAATTGAGGTTTTTCAGAAATTGGAGCTTGTTTAGGTGTTCGTCCTTTTATTACTACTAAAGGTTTTACTACTATTTATACAGCATATACTGAGAGTTATGTTGATACCGTATTAGGTAAATGCTGAGTACAATTAAACTGATTAAATCAAAATACTGACGGAGGTATGAAACGACTTCGTCAGAAAATCGATAATATAAAACACAAACGTGCATCTCTTGTTGATAGTGAAGGCATAGAATTTGGGCGAATGGCTGATATAGAAGGAATAACAGCAGATCATCCAAGAAAAATTAGAGGTGAACGTGTAGATAGACTCTTATTTGAAGAGGCTGGATCTAATCCAATACTTTCAACATCGTGAACGCAAGGTACTGCTCTAGTTGAACTAGGAGGAGCTAGAGTCGGGATTAAGATTGGGTGAGGTTGTGTATGTGCTGGAACAAAGGTTTGAATTAATAACGGAGAACAGATTAATATAGAAAATATTTCTCCAGATATGGGAATTATTGGATTTAAAAATGGGCAATCTAATAAAGAACCAATTACGTACATACAAGAACCTTTACATAAAGAATGTGTTAGAATTACTACAGATCAAGGAATATTAGAATGTAGTACAGATCACCCTATTCTTTTTATGTATAAGAAAAGCCATAGAAATGGCAATAAACGAATTATTGAGAAAATCCCCACTTGAGTTGAAGCTAAAGATGTAATGCCTAGAAAATCACATAATACAATATATATGTGTGATAAAGTAGGAGTATTTGGGGAAGAAAGTATCCCAGATCCTAGATTAATAGGGATGTTAATAGGTGATGGTTCATACGGAATTAATAAAACACCTAGGTTTTGCAATTGCGATCCAGAATTAAACAACTATGTTAAATCTAATTATAAAACATCTTTAGAAACTTCTCATACAACAACAGATGGAAGATTATATGAAGAAAATAGAATTTTAGACTTAGTTCCAACATTAAGATCTATTGGAATTTATGGACAAACAAAAAATAATAAAAGACTTCCTAATAACTTCCTACGTTTAAATAAAAATGATGCTGCTTTATTACTTGCAGGATTATTTGATACAGATGGATATATAAATCCAAAAAAGGGAATTCAAATATCTCAATCTTGCAAAGAATTAATTGAACAGATACAATTATTGTTAAAGAAATTCGGAATTTGGGGTAAAATATATTGCCACAAACCTTGTATTAAAGAAGGTAGAAAAGATAAAAATGGCTGATACGATTTGAACATTAGAGATCAATTAAGTTGTGTCAATTTTTATAAAAGTATACCGTTACTAATTAAATATAAACAAGAATCTCTTAAACAATTAGTTTCTCCATATATTGATAAGATCCTTGAAAATTATAATGGAACTAGAACAGCTATTGTAAAATCTATAGAAAACATAGGTGTTCATAGAATCTATAATTTAACAGCAAACGATTCTCATACATATTTAGCTAATGATATAATAACCCATAATACTGGTGGAGACATGGGGCCTGCTCTAGCTGGTTTAGCTAAAATGTTTGAAGATCCATTAAGCGCAGGAGTACTTCCATATAAAAACTTCTATTCAGACGATGGTACAGCACAGTATACTGGATTCTTTATTCCAGCATACGAATTTATGATGCGTCCTGGGTTTGTTGATAATCGAGGTGTAACTGATACTAAACGAGCTAAAGCTTTTTACGAAGAACAACGTAAATTAAAATCAGGAGAACGGTTATTAGAGTATTGTTCTGAATATTGTTTTACTCCTAAAGAAGCATTACTACGACAAGGTGAAAATATATTCGACTCTGTATTAATTGCAGACAGAATTACTCAAATTCGAGTACATAAAATGGGAACTCCTCCGCAACATATATCGTTATTATGAGACAGAGAAGACGATGATAATTCTCGTAATAAAGTTAAAGCAGTATCTAGCCCTAATAGTAAAATATTAGTTTACGAAGAGCCAAAACGAGATGGAGAAGGTAATATATATAATAATTTATATGTTGCAGGAATAGACTCTATCGATCAGGGTACTGGGGATTCTGCAACACAATACGATGTATCAGATTTTTGTATTGTTGTAAAAAGAAGAGTATTTGGTTTAAATGAACCTAAATATGTTTGCATTTATAAAGATCGCCCAAGAGACATACGAGAAGCTTATGAAAACGCAATGAAGATTTTAGTATGGTACAATTGTAAGGCGTTACTTGAACATACAAAAATCAGTATATTAACTTACTTTAGAGAAAAAAAGAAAGATTCTCTATTTATGCGACGTCCAAAATCTAGTTTAGGAGATATAAAAAAAGGAAATTCGGCCATGATAGGAGTACCTGCAACAGAAACTATTATTAAACACGGATTAGAATTGATCAATAACTTTGTAAATGATTACTGTTATGGAATTGATTCTGATGAAATGCTTGAACAGTTACTAAACTATTCATACGAAAATAAAAGAAAATTTGATATTGTAGCTGCTCTTGGGATGTGTGAAATGGCGGATGAAGAATTAACTGGAATTAATCCTAAAGTTAAAAACGAAGTTACTAAAACTTGAAAAGATATTGGATGATATATTGATGACAGAGGATATAAACGATATGGTATAATTCCAACAACATGACGCAATTAGAAAAAGAGGTTTTAGATATTATTGAAAAAGTTACATGTTGTAAGTATATTGGACACTTAAAAGTAATCGAAAGTGAAGATGATTTTACATTAAACTTATATCTAAACCAGGAAATGTCTCCTATGGTTATTAACTATCAAGGAGATAAAGAATCATTTCTAAAGTTTATTGCTAAGGACTTACGTAAACGCCAAATAGAACGAGCACATCATTTCCGAGCAATTAAACATGAATGATATGAGTCACAATGTATCGATACAGACGATTATTGTAATAACGATATATTATAATGAATAATACAGATATTGAAAAAATTAAAAAGACAATTGCTGAACTGGTCTACGATAAAGTTAAGCTTAGAAAAGCATATAACTATTATCATTGTACTAGAGATGCAGAACAGTTTAGACATTTAGAAGATAATTTTGGAATAGGTACTCCTACCTCTATTAATTTTACTCCTTTAATTAAAAAACATATCGATGTATTAATTGGAGAGTATTTAGGATTAGAACCTGATTTAAAAATATCTTGTAAAGATTCTAAAACTGTTTCTAATATTATGCGAGAAAAGCAATTAAAAATTAACGAAACTGTCTATAAGTATTTAAAATCATATTTACAAAATTCTATTATTCCAATATTATTAGATAACAGAGAGCTTGCAAATAATGATCCATTTATTCAGGCAGAATTAGATAAATTAATTGCAGATACAGAAGAATCTTTCACTTCTGAATATGAAATTGCAGCACAGAATATACTAATATATTTACGTCAATCTCGCAATATAGATTTAAAAAATAAGATGCGAGAGTTATTTTCAGATCTCTTAATTACAGGAACATGCTATTATCGAGTAGTTCCAACTGAAAATGGAGAAAATGTATCATTAGAAGTATTAAATCCTCTAAATACATTTATTGAGCGTAATACTAACTCCTATTATTTAAAAGATTCTTATCGAGCAGTTATTCGCAAATATATGACTAAAGAGGAAATAATTAATCGATATCATGATGAATTAACTTCAGAAGCTTTAGAATCTTTAGATAATGATTTTCATAAGAATCAAGCATATTTTAACAGTGTATTTGTAAGAGTTCCCGCAGCTAATACAGAAATTAGAACTGATACAGGAACCATTTTAGAAGGAACAAGTACGGGTATATTAGGAGGATTAGAAGTAACTCCAATGTTGCCATTTGATGAAACAATAAATGGACATAGATTACTTAATACTATTCCAGTTTATGAAGTTGAATGACTTGAAGTTAATAAAAAAACAGGATATTTAACTAGACATGAAGGTGTAAAAATTGGAAATGATATTTATATTACTAGAGGTGAATCTAAATATGTAGTTCGTTCTTCCGATTATCCAAGTAAATGTACATTATCAGTTAATGGAACGTTCTTTTTAGATAAAAACGGACAACCATTCTCTCTTATTTTAGCTACTTCTGACTTGCAAGACAAATACGATATGCTATTGTTCTATAGAGACAACTTAATTGCTTCTAGTGGAACTGTTGGTGAATGGTTAGACTTAGCTAATGTTCCTGAAGCATTAGGAGTTGAAATGCCAGAAAGAATTCAAAAATGATTAGCCTGAAAAAAGAATGGAGTAGCTATTTTAGATAGTTCTCAAGAAGGGCAATCATTAAATACTATTTTTAACGGATTTGATGATACGGTAAAAGTTCAAGCAATACAAGCAATACAACTTGCAATTCAATCTGTTGAACAACAAGCATCATCTATTACAGGAGTATTCCAAGAAAAGTTAGGTCAAATAGAGCAACGCGATGCGGTTTCAAACGTACAAGTGGGAATTAAACAATCTACTCTATTAACTAAACAGTATTTTGATGCAATGGATTTAATGTATAAAGAAGTAAACTACGATATGTTAAATCTAGCTAAAATAGTATTTAAAAAGGGAGTTAAAGGAACAATTATTTTAGGAGACAAATATGCCAAATTATTTACGGCATTACCTGAACATTATACAATAACCGATTTTGATATTCATATTGAAGATAGTACTAGGACTTATAGAGATATGGAAGCTCTAAAATCAGTTAGTCCTGAGTTAATTAAAGCAGGATTAGCCGATTCTGAATTAGTAGTTAATATCTTCAAAGCTAAAAATATGAACGATTTAGAACGTTATATAACACGTTCAATGAAATCTAAGAAACTTGAAAATGATCAATTAGTTCAATTACAACAACGTATACAACAGTACGAATCTCAAATTCAAGAAGCTCAAAAACAACTAGAACAACTTAGTTCCGAAAATAAAAAACTATTGAATCAAGTTGATAAAAATAGTAAAGAGAAACTTGACTTAGAACGTAAACGTATATCTTTAGAAGAGCAAAAAATCCGAGATAATAAGGATTATAATGATAGAGTAATTGATACAAAGGAAAAACAAATCCAAGTTGAACAAATGCAGCTATATGACTCAAATCCATATAACAATAAAATAAAAACAAATATTTAAACAGATGAGTGCATCACGTCCAATTGAAGTAGAAATAACTATGACGTCTGGATGTTATTTACAGGTAACAGATATTACAGGAACGTCTAATTTTGAGCATAGTTATGAAAAATGGCAAGAAGAAAATAGTGATTGAAAACAGCATGTATTTATTGATTTCCTAGAAAATAATTCCTATAGTACAGATGATTTAACTGTTCTCGAAGATTCTATAAGATGTTTAGATTTAGAAACAAATGATATTCGAACTCCTTATCTGTATAAGTTACCTAAAGATGGTTTATATATATATAACAAATATTGTATTGAAAAATTAGAACATCTTAAATCTTCAGATGCGGATACATATAATGCGAGTGGGAAATTGTTTTATTATAGTAACGGAAACACTTGAGATATTTATATAGGAACAACTGACGGGCAAAATGAAACGTTAACCGTAGAATCTGCAAAGAAAGTTGAAGATTATTCTGAATTATCTAGTTTAATAACTGATGAAATTGAATATTGAACGAATAAACAAATTGTATCTATTTGTTATTTAAATAAATGTTTAATTTCGTTACAAAAGAAGATGATTTATGATAATCTTAATAGTAAGTGTACATATGATAATTGCTCATCTGATGAATCTATAAGAAATATGCGAAATTTTCTATTTGATTCTGTATATATCTTAAGTTATTTAATTGAACAAGGAAGTTATTTAGAAGCACAACGTATAATTGAAGATTTGACTTCGTGTAATTATATATGTAAAGATATATTAGGAGAGACAAATTATAATAAATGTGATTGTGGAGCAACTATATAATATCTTTTTAAATGTGTATCTATCAGAATTAGAAAAATTAAAATTCGGATATACATATGATAAACAAACTTTAAAATTTCTAGATGATCTTATGAACACAATAGATTATATAGAAAACGGAGATATATCTAGAAACGATTATTTTAAAATAATTCAATATTATGAAGAGAACAATTAGTTCAGGAAATTTAAATGCTTCTAATATCGAAAATAATATTTCACGTCAAACATTTGCTTACAATAATACTATTGATTTCTATCGTGGATTATCGTTTAGATATGAGGAGTGAAATCCAAACAGTCATTACTTTAATGATGAATATACTGTCGATTTTGTTTCTCACGATAATGCTCTTTTTGCTTGTAAAAAAACACATTGATCTAATGATGTTAGTATTGACTCTGAACCATTAGTTAGTAAAGTAAATAATGAATATTGAACTCTAGTAATGCAAGGTCAACCTGGAGCACAAGGCGAAAAAGGTGCTGTTTTTATTCCTCACTTTGATCCTAGTTCAGGAATGTTAAGTTGAGAGAATAACGGAAACTTACCTAATCCAGATCCTGCTCTAATCAAAGGAGATAAAGGAGATCCAGGGCAAAAAGGAGAAGACGGAGAAGACGGAATTGGATTGCAATTTAAATGGGATGGGACAAATTTAGGAGTTAAAAGAGAAAATGAGGAAACGTGAATCTACGTAAATCTAATAGGACCTAAGGGAGATACTGGACAAAAAGGAGATAAAGGAGATAAAGGTGATAAAGGTGATAAAGGTGATCCTGGTATACAAGGTCCTAAAGGAGATAAAGTAAATTTAAGAGTAGCTAGTAATTATATACAGTTTTCTTATGACTCTGTTTATTGATACAATCTACTTCCATTGTCAGACATTACTGGAAAAAATGGAGTTCCTGTAATAATTAGAAACAATGGAATAGAACTTCAATGAAAATATGAAAATTTAGACGATTGGTATTCATTAGTTCCATTAAGTGAACTAATTGGTCCTAAAGGAGATACAATAGAAGATGTTTTTATTGATGAACGTTTTCATTTATGAGTTCGATTATCTTCTGAAAACCAAGCTAGAGATTTAGGAAATGTAAGAGGTCCTCAAGGAAATGATGGCAAAGATGGCAGAGAAGTATTATTACGAAGAGCAGATGGACACATACAATGGAAATATTATGGTTCTGAGGGAGGATGAACGAATATTTGTAGTCTTGAAGAAATTAGAGGAGTTGGAATTAAAACTTTACTAATTAATGAAAATGCTCATTTAATAGTTACTTTAACTAATAATGAAATACAAGACGCGGGTAGAGTATATGGAGAAAAGGGAGATAATGCTACTGTTACTGTTAATAAAACTACTACAGTAGAATATACTGAACCTGCTAATGTAAAAAATATTAGTTCTGACCCTACTAATGCAGTATTTGATTTTTATATTCCTCAAGGAGCTCCTGGAGATCAAAACATTCATGTTGGACCAGAATCACCTTGTGAATATAAGGAAATGCATCCTGAAAATCCTGCTTATGATGATTGTCAGAATATGATCTGATATGATCCAACGAATGCAGATGATGAGCAATATAGAGGGCCGAGAGGTTATTCAGCTTATGAACAATATGTTCAAGGTGGAGGAACTTTGACAGAAGAACAATTTATTGAAACTTTAGGACAAATTGCTACATGAGATAATGTTAGTTTTAAAATAGTTCAATCTTTACCTGAATCTGGAGAAACTAATGTTATATATTTAATTCCTAATCATCTTTCAAGTGGAAATGATTTGTTTGATGAATATGTTTGAATAGATAACGGGCAAGGTACACATAGATGAGAACTATGAGGATCAGGCAAAACCGTAGCAGATTTAACTAATTATTATACTAAAACCGAAATAGATCAGCAAGTTGATGTTTTAGAACAAAAAATTATTGTTGCAGGAACACTTACATGAATCGATATTAATTAAAAACAATAATTAAATGGCAGTTCCAGTATTATTTTACAGAGGCCCAAAAAGCTCGTATGACGCTAGTCAACATGGCAATGGGATATACTTTTGTACCGATACTTATGAAATATTTATGAACAACCATTCATATGGGGGAGGTAAGGTACAAGACGTTACATTAAATTCTACAAATAATTGTTTAACTATACACTATACTAGTGGAGATACTACTGATGTAGCTTTAGCGAAAGCGTCAGAAGTATTAGACGGTTTGATGTCTAAAGAAGATAAAGCTAAATTAGATAGTTTGAGTGGAAATTATTCGTCTAGCTTGTCTTCAACGGTATCTACCGTAGAAAAACTGGGAGGAATTGCTGCTGGCACAACAGTAGCTCAATTAACTGGTAAAAGTTATAATGAAATTTTTGATACACTCATTTTCCCTACGGTTAATCCTACATTCACTAATCCTAGTGCTAGTATTTCTTTAAAAAGCTATTCTAATATTCAAGAAATTGGAGCAGTTGCTCCAACTACTGCTAATTTTAACGTTAGTTTTAATGCTGGCGCAATTAATTTAGCAGGTACAAAACAAAATAATAGAGCTGGTGCACAAAACATTGAAGCTTCTAAAATTTTATATGGTTCAAGTAAAATAGAGGATCTTCCAGAAACAGTAGTGGCTGGAGCGATGGATTATTATTATCGTGCAGTGTATGCACAAGGTCCTCAACCAAAAGATTCAAAAGGAAATAATTATCAAACACCACTTCCTGCGGGATCTGTAGATTCCAGTAAAGTAACCGTAACAGGTTATCGCCCAGCTTACTCAGGATTAGTTTCAACAAATAATATTACTCAAGAAGTAATTAAAGGAATGACTAAAACTGTATCTGCAAAGAAAACTGTTAAAGTTTCTGGACCAATTACTGAACAATATATTTGTTTTGCTGCTCCAACAGGATGGAACGTATCAAATATTAAAGACAGTAACAACTTTGATGTAACTGGAACTTATACTACTAGTACCGTTCAGGTTACTTGTTTAGATGGACAATCGGTTAACTATACCGTATATCTATCGGGTAAAATGACTCAACCTAGTACTTACTATGTAAACTTTAACTAATCATGGCAGAATATTTTGGTAAAGGTATTTCGGTAGGTTCTGGGTTTGATTTAGGTGCGAATCTACCACTCGACAATAGAACAATCCAAGCATCTATTGCTGATCGTGACGCAATGCCTACGATTCAGTTAGTAGAAGGTCTTATTGTTTATGTAAAAGAAAATAAAACCGCATATATATTAAAGAGTTTTGATGAAGATGGTTCTAATAGAGTTTGGGAAACTCTTGCAACTGGAACTGTTGTAGAAATTATCAATTCTCTTGAAAGCGATAGAACAGATGCTGCTTTATCTGCTGCTCAAGGTAAAGCTTTAAAAACGCTTGTAGATGAGTTAAGATCTTCTGTCGCTTCAGCTTTAGATTATAAAGGTACAAAAGATACTTATGAAGAACTTCCTTCTGAAGGAAATAAAAAAGGAGATGTATGGAATGTAGTTGCAGCTCATGAAACTACTCCTGCTGGAACTAATTATGCTTGGGATGGAACTCAATGGGATCCGCTAGGTGGAACTATTGATCTTTCAGGTTATTATACAAAATCTCAAGTTGATGGTGCTATTTCTGAAGTTAAAACAGAACTTGAAGCTACTGATACAGATTTACAAGAACAGATTACTACAGTTACTAATCAACTTAATAATAAAGTTGATAAAGTAGAAGGTTCTGGTTTAATTTCTGATACAGATCTTAATCAAATTAGAACTAATAAGTCTAATATTGAATCTTTACAAACTTCTGTTGAAGATAAACAAGATTCACTTACTGCAGGTGAGGCGATTACAATTTCAGAAGAAAATACAATCGATCTTAAACTTGACGCTGCTACAGATTCAGCATTATCTAAATCAGCAGATGGTTTAAAACTTGATTTAACAGGTTTAAAAGGTTCAACAATTAAGATTGGTACTGCTATTACTGGTGGAGTTGATGTTGGAGCAGATCAAACAATTGTAGCTGGAATGCAAGCTCTTAGTAATAGTATTCAAACAGCAGTATCAGGAGGTATTACATCTCTAACTAGTCCTAATGAAACATTAACTATAAGTGGTTCTGGTACTTCTAGAAGTTTAGTAGTGAATGTAGCAAAAATTGTTTCTGCTAATTCTGCAATTCAAGTAGGAACGGATGGAAAGTTAGATATATTTTGAAATGAAATTTCATAAGTAATCTTTTATTAAAATGGCAAATACAACTAATTTAAGTTTTTCTAAGTTAACAACGGTACCTTCACTAAATTTAATACCTGGACGTATTTATTTTGAAACTTCGACTGGATTAATTAAAATAGCAAAAAGTGAAACCGCAACTGATGTTTTTGGTGGAGTTAGAGATGCTCATTGAGATGAAGAAACAAAACATCTAACTATTACTAACGCTAACGGTACAGTTATTGATTTAGATTTATCAGATGTAGCTTCTGCAACAGAAGTTGCCTCTGCTCTTAGTCAAAAAGCAGATACATCTTACGTTAATACAGAGTTAAATAAAAAAGTAGATAAAGTTGTTGGTAAACGATTATCTACAGAAGATTATACTACTACTGAGAAAACAAAACTCAGTGGTATTGCGGCTGGTGCACAAGTAAACGTTATTGAAACTATTAAGGTTAATGGAGAACCTGTATCTCCTGGAAGTAATAAAGACGTTAATATTACAATCCCCACAGTAACTGTAACTGGTGTAGCTTCTGAAGATAAAATATTAAAGTTAAGTGGTGGTACATTAAGTTCAGAATTATCTTTATCTTATAGTACTGAAACAAAAAAGATTATATTATCTGGGCAAGATAGTGTAGAAATTGCAAGTATAGATGCTACCCAGTTTGTTAAAGATGGAATGGTACAAAATGTATCATTTGATCCTGAAACTAAAGTTCTTACAATTGCATTTAATACTGATGCAGGTATAGAAAATATTGAAGTAGATCTTGCATCATTGGTAGATGCTTATACTGCTGGCTCAGGCATTACCATTAATAAAAACGTAATTTCAGTTGACACCTCTACAATTGCTACTAAGCAATCTGTTACAGATATTGATACTAAACTTGGAAGTGGATTTAGTTCAGAATCAACAGTATCTCAACAATTAGCAGCAGTTAAAACAACTGCTGAAGCAGCAACTACAGTATCAGAAGTTGATAATCAAATAGATGTTAAATTAGCTGAATTAACGGTAGCAGATAAAGATAGTGGATTTGTAAGGTCTGTTACACAAACAAACGGGTTAATTGAAGTAACAAAGTTACCTATACTTGAGACAGATATTCCAAATCTTTCAATTAGTAAAATTAATAATCTGCAATCTGAACTTAATAATAAAGTTCCAACTACAAGAAAGGTAAATGGATTATCTCTAAATCAAGATATAACTTTAAAAGGAAGTGATATAGCTCTAACTGGATATGAAAAAGGAACTGAGAGTAGTTCTATTGTTGCAACAGATACAATTAATAAAGCTATATCTAAACTAGAAAATAAAATTGATGTTGCTGCAAGTACAGGTGTCCAGTCTATTGGTGGAGCAGTAGGAGTAATTACATTACGTAATGGACAAGCTGCAACGTCTCCAGCAGTTAATTTAACGATTGCAGAAAAAGAACTACGTGCTGATGTTATTGGAGTAGCTACTACAGCACAAGGAAACAAAGCAGATACTGCTTTACAAAGTGTTACTGCAAGTGGTTCTAATTATTTAACATTAACTGCTAATAGTAAAAGTGGAACAACTCAAAATCTAACTGGATCAATTACTATACAAAGTATAACTACAGCTAGTTCTGAACAAAACGGATTAGTTGAAGCTAATGATGTGAAAGAATATGTAACTTCAATGTTTCAGTGAGTTGATTTTGTATAAAATTAAAATATAAATAAATGGCATTAGATATAAGTTTTTTACATTTTACAACTAAAGCCTCTTATGATGCTGAAAAGAGTCGTAATGAAACAGACGGAACTTTAGAAGAATTCGAAAGTTGTATTTCATTTATTGACGAAGGTCCAACTATTTGTACTAGAGGTAAAGAATATAAATGTAGTGTAGATCAAAACTTAGTAGAAGAACTGATTAATTCTGCAGGACATGCCACAGTTTCACAGCTAGCGGATTATTTACCGCTAGCTGGCGGAACTATGACAGGAACTCTTAATTTTGTAAAAGATATAAACAATATAATAACCATTTCGACAATAAATGGAGAAAAAAATTTATTAAATATTGTTGATTCTAAGGTACGTGTAGGTCAAAATACTGATAATATAAACGGAACTGTAATCAATGTTGCAGATGCAGGATTAGAAGTATCACGTCCATATAGTGATAGTAACGCAATTGTATATGATACAGAAAATTTAACAAGCTTATCACAATTAGAAAACGATTTAAATTTAGATTTTATTCCAAATAATAAAATTGGAGTAGCTAATGGAGTAGCATCATTAGATAGTAGTGGTTTAGTTCCTTCTAGCCAGCTACCATCTTTTGTCGATGATGTATTAGAATATGATTCGTTTAGCGATTTTCCACCTACAGGAGAATCGGGAAAAATATATGTTGCGAAAGATACTAATAAAACCTATCGATGAGGAGGAACTCAGTATGTAGAAATTTCTGCATCTATTGCTCTAGCTAACACAGTAACTGGAAATGATACAGCATCTACTGCATCTAGATCAGATCATAATCATAACAATACTTATGTAACCCTAGCTACAGAGCAAACAATTTCGGGTAAGAAAACATTTTCAACAGGTGATAAAGCAATTACTTTAACTGGCAATACTAGTACTCTTATAAATGGAAGGGATCATTATACTATTGCTCTAGCAGCTCCGTTAATAGAATCTGATTATACTAGTTTATTTGGAATAAAATTAGCTAACGGTAATACTGCTGTTTTTGGAGGCACAAATAATAATATTGGATTAAATTTTTATAAATCTGATAGAGTTGAAAATGGAGTTGATTGATTTTGAAATTATACACAGGAAGATAATATTGCATACTTAAATACTAATTTTGAAATTCGTTCAAGAGATATAACTATTAATAGTACTCAAACTAATGGATTAACTATTAATAGAGATACCGCAGCATCTGCTGGAATAAAATTTAGTAATATTAGTAAGGGAAATCTTGGATCAATAGAGTTTGCTGATAATTTTAATTTCTATATTAAAGATGCTGATGGATCACAATTAGCAGTACTAGATTCTACAGGAAATATAACTTTTGTAGGAAGCGTAACCGCTACTTCTTTCAGTGGAAATGCTAGTAGTGCAACTAAATTATCTTCTGCTAAAACACTTTGAGGACAATCTTTTGATGGTTCAAATAATGTTAGTGGAAATCTCTCAAATGTAGGAGATATCGTTCCTCAAGGCACTGTTTATATTGGAACTTCTACTAATAGATTTTTCTATGGTTATATAAAACAAATATCAACTGGAACTAGAACTACTCTAACCTCAACTGGAGACGGAATAGTTCTTGGTTCAGATGGAACAATATCGATATCTGCATCGACCTCTAATCCTACTATTTATTTCAGTAAAGGAACAACATACAATGCGGATAATTTCTTAAGATGAGACGGAACCGCAATCGTGTCCACAAGTTTGTTAAGTACTACCGCTAGAATGAAAGCGGCTGGAGGCTTTTGTGTTTCGCAAACTTCTCCTGAAGGATATGGTATTAGTTTAATAGAAAGTAGTATCGCTTTAGCGCCTGCTTACGGAATGTACTTTGGACCAACTGCAACATATGGTACTCATGGAACAGTAACTGGAGATCACGCTATATATTTTAGCATTAATAATAATGCAGGCAGAGGTTTCATATTCAAAAATAGTGAAGTTGGATGTATAGCATCTATTGATAATAAAGGTAATTTTACTGCGAATCAAGTATATAAAGGAGTTAATTTTACAACATCTGACATTCGATTAAAAACAAACATTAAAGACGTACAACGTAATTATATATATAAATCACTTAATATAAGTCCACTTCGTTCTTGAAATTATAAGAAAGATGGGACTTTTGCAATAGGTAGAATTGCTCAAGATGTTCAAAAAGTATTTCCTGAGCTAGTAACTAAGAAAAATGGATTATTATATATTGATAAAGAATCCTTATTAGAATTAGAAGTTGAAGCTCTTAATTTAAAAGTTCAACAGTTAACTACTAAGTTAAATGAACTGACTAATGAGAAATTTGAATGACAATAATATTGTAGTGGGTAATTATGCCCACTACAATTCTAATATATATAAAATATGACAGGAGATTTAATTGTAGATTATAGAACTCAAGAAACTTCTGCTCAATACGGATTTGCGAGAACAAATTTAGGAATATTAAAAAAAGGGCAAGTTTATACATTAATTGCTTGTGGATACGCTAGTCAAGAACAACTAGATGGCAAGGGCTGTTTAAGCGTTATAATGTATAATAATATTATTGAAACTAATGTTTTGCAACTATTTTTTGAATCAATTAAACCACAAGTAAAACAAGCAACTTTTACTGCTGATACCAACAATACTAGTATTCAAGCGTATTCATTTCCGTCGGCAGCAAAAGGAGGTCCAACTCAAAATGTAACTTTACTTTGATATAAAGTAGTTGAGGGAGAATATGATTTTGATATCTATGACGCATATGGATTAAATGGACCTGGTTTTAATATACTTAGAAATCAATCTCGGGGCGGTAGTGTAGAACATTGAGCTAGTATAGGTGTTGCTAATGATATATTAGGACTTGATACTACTACGTTTGAAATTTCATGTATTAAAACTAATGGTGCATGAATGAATACTAGAGATGCTTTAGAATTTAATGGATTAGAATTTAAACCTAATACACCATATACTATTTGTTGAGAAGCATATGTATCTGAGAGTAATGGAACAACTAGTTTTAAAGTTCCAATGGAAAACTCTACAATGTTAGCAGGTGATCTTACAGTTAGTGAGGATCGTTTAAATCGTTGAGTTAAATATTGAGCTGTTTGTCAGCATTCTTCTAGAGGTAATATAACTTTTTATGTAAATAATCGGAATACATTTTATTATTTAAGAAATGCTAAGTGAGTTGAAGGTGATCATAGATATTTTTTAAATTGAACAGGAACTACTCAAAATGTTTTGCCGTTTACAGATAATTTTGTAAATTTGCAAGGTTTATGTAGAAATATTCCTTATTTTTGTGGATCAAGTTTAGTATATAAACCAGATGGTTGTGCTCAATTAATGTCTGAAGAATTTGATACAAATTGAAAAAGTAACGATCAAGGTAATTGATCCATTGTGGATGATGACTCTATGGGTAAAGTTGCACAATACGAACGTATTAACGGCACAGGAAATTATCAATGAAGTATTAGCCCAACTTACACAACAGATTTAACTAGTTTAAATAATAAGACTACTACTATATGAGTAATTATTAAAAACAACGGAAACGGTTGATTATTTTCTCAATGAAATGGGACTAATACTCAATTACCTTATAGTGTAGATACTCCTAAAGTTGAATTAGGTAATGGTTGAAGATTGTACTATGAAGTTAGAAACGATAGAGTTTTTAAAGATAATACTGTTTGTGGATTTAATTCTCTGCAAGGCACTATACAGTTTCATTCTTGTGGGGTTTGTGAAGGAGATATATCTCCATTATTTGATTTAGCTGCATGGAATGGGTTTTATTATAAAATATCAGAAGAAGAAAAAATAGAAACTAGTAAAGATTGAGTTACTACCTCTATAAATGTTACTAAATCACCTACAACAAATATAGCTAATACAGGAGGTACTGTAACTTTATCTGCTACTGCTACTCAAACCAAAGGAAGTGTTACATATAAAAGAGCTATATATTCTAATGGAACTCATGGAGATTGATATCAAACAGGTAGTTTTGACGAAGCTCAAACAATAGATATTAATTCATTAGGCACGTTTAGTAAAGTAGGGGGAACTGGTTCATTATCTGAAAGAGTTATAACTTTTGATGAGAATAAAACTACAACAACTAGATCTGGAATATATAAAGTTAGTTATGATGGAAAAGAAGCTCAAGTTACTATAACTCAATCTGCTGGAATAGTTCGATATGAATTAATATTAAGTGGAATTACAATAATTCCTGCTTCTGGTGGAAGTGTTACAATAGGTGGTACTTATAAGACATATTGAAACGGATCTTCTACAGCAACAAGTAGTATTTCTGTTACTCCTACATTATCTGCTACTTCTACTCCAAACGGGTGAACATTATCTGGAAACAAAATTACTGCTCCTTCTAGGGGAACCACAGTAGGAACTATTTTAACTGCTACAGGAACTGCTTCTTATGGAAACGCAAGTTTAGCCTATTCGGTTCAACAGCAAGCTAATAGTGCTACATATTCTATACCTAATGTATTTGCTAGATATACTAAAGTTGTTCCTGCTAATGGTGGAGATTCAGGAGCACCAGTAGTTAGTTATTCGCAATATACTACATACACATCTGGAGCAACTAACAATATTACATCTGGAGCAACTATTACATATAAACAGTCTTTGGTTGTTTCACCTGCTGTTAGATTACGTCAATGATGATTAGCTAACCCTGCATTTACGGTTGATGTAAAAACTGTGGGCGTATATGATAACGCTAATTCTGGTAATTGTACTTTAACAAGAGTTGCAGGAACGAATCCTGTTTCAGTAAATGGGGGATATATAACGCGTTGGCAAAACAAAGGTTCTGGCACAACTCCTAATTTAGGAGGATTTGGTGTATCTTATACTGGAGTTACTAGCCATACCTATTATTGTACTTTTGTGGCTAAAATTCCTAAAGGATATCAATTAGAACACGATTATAATCCTCTAGGTACAGGAGGAAGTACTGAGTGATTGTCATCTGTAAATGGAACGGGTGATTGACAAAATTATACAGCTAAAGTATCATATGGTACTGGAACAGTAGGTACTGTATTCTTTTTTAGTATCAAAGGTGGAAGTGCAGGAACTGAAGCAAATCCACTTACAGTCGATTTAGCTTATATAACAGTATTAGAAGAAGGCACTAGTAGTACTGGACTTAATACGTCTACTGGAGCTTGGACACTTCCCAATATGACTACTAATATAGATAATTTATGTGCTCTTAGTACTGCGGATCATAGAGGAAGAGTAACAGAAATAGATGTTACTTTAAACGGGCGAACAGTTAAAGTATTTGCTCAACCACCACAAGCAGCTAATTATGTAACAAAAGTAGCAGTAGCTCAAGGTACTGAAACAATTACCTATCCTACAATTCCAGCTAAAGGTGGTACGTACGCTCCGCAAGGAGAAGGACAATATGCTCAAACTTTTACGTTTACATCTGGATCTACATCTTCTGCAACTCCAGCTTCTACATATGGTACATTAAACGGAAATGCGGTTTATTCAATGACTCCGACAGGTACATTTACAGGTATGGCTGGTAGTCAAGTAATTGTATCATCTAAGGGCTATACAATATCTGCTGCAACTCAATCAAATCCTATAACTCGAACCTTTACTCTTTCTTGAATTCCTTCTGCTAATTATATTTTAGGGGGTACTAAATCAGGATCGTATAGTAGAAGTGATATTAGAGCAACTCAAGCACTAAATAAAGTAGAATCAATTACAGCTCAACCACAATCAGGTTATACGACTAATTTAACATATCCAGCAGGTGATATTCCAGCTAAAGGTGGTACTAAGAATCCTGAAGGTAGAGGAGAATGTAAATATGTATTTTCGTCAGAAACTGTAAAAACATCCAGTGATTCAGAAATTAATAGTCTCTGAGCACAAACAGTAGTGAGTAGAACGTATAGTAGTTCTGCAGCAGGAATGTCTGTAAATTCTAGTGGTATAGTTACTGGAGATAACAGAACTACAGTAATCGGAGCACGTAGAAGTATTAGCGTAAACGCTAGTTTAACTTTAAAATTTACTAATCCAAGTTCAGTTGGAGGAGATACTCTTACAAGTACAGACACAGATACAATAGTAGTTTATCAACAAGCTAATGCAGTAACTGCAACTAGTATTACTAACGCAAATTCTACAAACCAAACAACAACGTTTGCAGTTGGAGGACAAACTATTGATGGGTATTATGCTCATCTAACTTATACATCTGAAAGTACTAATTTTGATACAACTGTTGCACCAGGTAATATATGAACAATATCTGGAACTGGATTTAGTATAGCTCAGTCTTCTTATCATAATTATGCAGTAAAAGTTACTGCAGCAGATAGAACTACAGTAGCTGGAGCAGCTAGAACTGCTACATTAAGATATTCAAATTCTAGTATTTCTGCCAATGCTACACTAACTTTAACTCAAGCTGCTAACGAAATAGTAAGTTATAATTATGGAAATTGAACTGGAACGTTAACCGTTCCATCTGGAGATTTACCCGCTGGAGCTGGATCTAAAACAATTACTTGAGGTTCTATTAGAAGAACAAAAACTCCTGTATATAGTACAGGTGATGTTGGAACAGCAACTACAGAGTATTGAACTGGAACTGCATATTTAACTTTAAGTGGAACAGATTATTTATCATTAAGTAAAAGTAACTATACAAATAGTTCTAGTACAACTACTAGTACATTAAATAAAACTTCTTACAATAATGTAATTAGAGATCGAAAAAGTTATACAATATATTTAAGACAGAGTTCTGCAACTGGTACAGTTATAGCTCAAGCAACTTTTTATACTGCTGCTAATGCTAAAACATCTATTACATACGGTAAACCTGTTATTAGTGCATTAACTTATGGAGACGTAAATGCTGCTGGTGCAGGAGTTAGTCCTACTGTTTCTTATACTCAAAGTCGAACTCAAAATTATACATCTGGTTACACAGAAGCATTGTCTAATCTAACATCAGGTGCTACAGTAAAGTATTCTGGTACAAATTCTGTTAATGGTGGTGCTATTAATGCTTCAACAGGAGTAGTAACAGCAAGTTCTTGTGGAACTACGTATACTACTAGAATGGCGATACTTAAAGCTAATTTAGTAATAACAATGAACGGCGTAACATCTGATACAAAATCAGTAGATATTTACCAACAAGCTAATGCTGTAACTGCTGTAATGTTTACTACTACAGAAAACTTAACATATGCACAGATTGGGGCAGGTGGAGGAAATTCTAGTCCATCTACGAATAGTGATAATGTTATAACTTTTACATTTACATCAGGGGGAACAACAACTACAATTCCTGCTACAACATACGGAGCAGGCAGTATGGCAAGAACATATTCTTGACCTGGATCTTCAGGAACATTTGCGACGCTTAATACTTCTACTGGAGTAGTAACTGCAAATTCAAAAGGTGCTACAGTTTCGGGTGTAACAACTTCTCCTGTAATTACGAAAACTCTTAAATATACATGAACTCCAAAAAGTCCATATTCAGGAAGTACTTTGACTGCTAATTCAACAAAAACAGCTACTGTTCAACAGCAAGCTAATAGTGCTACTACAAAATATACATTTAATGTAAGTTATCCAACTATTCCTGCAGCAGGTGGAACAGTTAATATTACAGATAATAGTACATATAGTACAACTTATACATCTGGAATTACAATAGGTCCAGTAAGTTTTGCTGTAAAACCTCAAGTATCTGGCGATGATTGATTGACTTTAAATAGTTCTACAAGAGCATTAACTGCTACATCAAACGCAAATGGAACTACTAGTAGATCTATGGTTGTACGATGCTATGCTCCAGACAACGTAAGTTATAAAAGTGTTACTGTAACACAGCTTGCTGGACTTGGAACTTTCCGTTTGATATATCCAAATCCTAGTAATTATTCATCTTCAAGCCCACTGAATATAAGCAAGGGAACGAGTGTATTATGTGAATTTGATGGAGTAAATGATGCATACGATGATGTATATATTTATTCTCCACCTGGTACTGGGTTTAATTTAGTACAGTATCAAAGTGATTCAAATAAAGTATTTTTAAGAAACGTTAATGGAGGAAACAATAGTTCCTATAATCTTCTATTCAAAAGAAGACAAGATTCTTCAGATGCTAGTTTGTGAGTTAAATCAATCCAGAGCACAAGAGTAGTGCAATTAATTATAGGTTACACTATATACAATAAGTATACTTTTGCAATTAGCACAGGTTCTAACTGATCTTCTTATGCTAACATTAGATTAGATACTGGAGAAGAAATATCTGTCTATACAAATACACATGCTGGTAGTTCTGATATACCTAGAGCTACATCTACTACTAACTATGGTGTATTTTCAGTATTTTATCAAACTGTTTCTATAAAGGTTCCAGCAAATGCTACTAAAATTGTACATTATGACGCTAATATGTTAGCTTCAAATACCTATCCAAATGGAAATACTTACTCAACAGTATTTACACCACAGAGCGGATACAGTGTTAGCGGTTTTTGGAGAGATAATAGATTGTCTTTATCTGTACTAGGAGACAACTTAAATATAACTTTACCTGCTAGTGGAGGACAGCAATCTTCAGCTATACTAAATACTTATGTATATATGGGATCTAATTAATCAAAAAATATGTCAATAAAATATTTTAACAAACAAACTCAACAGTGAGAGATATTTCCTGGAACAGCTGGAACATCGGCTTACGAATCTGCGCAAAAAGGCGGATATAAAGGAACTGAAGAAGAGTTTAATGGACAAATAGCTAACTTTGAAACTATATTAAGAAAAGAGATAGAAATTACGGATAGTGCAGATGATGTGCACTATCCGAGTTCTAAAGCTGTGAAGAATTATGTAGATACTAAAAATGTTTCTGTAAATATTCCGTTTGAAGTAACAAATCTTAACTCAGAGACACCTGCGTTAAATATTATTACTGCATTTGGAGGGGAAACAAATTTTAAAAGTATATATACAAGTGCTTTAACAGGTGAGTTACTTACAATTAGAAGCGATACGAACATATCTGTATTGTATTCAGTTAATGTAACTACAAATTTGTTTAAATACTATTATGCAATTAATTCAACTCATTATTTACATGAAATTGTAATTGATCCATCTACTAAACTTCCAACTAGTATTACAGTACAAAAAGCTAATTTAAGTTTTCAGTCCGAATAAAGAATAACTTATGATAATATTAATTTTAATAATTTTAATTTTATGAATTATCATAACTATTTTTGGATGACTTTTGAACAAAAGAATAGAAAGACAATTAACTATTTACAAACAGAATGCAATTAAACAGAATTCTAATGAAAATATTTCAATTGCATATTTTGTGATAGAAATAGTTATACTTGTTTGAATGATTTGTATATTTATATAATGCGTATATTATTAAGTAGTGACGATTTTCCTCATACTTTTGAAAAAGCAATTGATATTTGTAGCCAATTACTAAATATTCCTAAAGATCAAATATTAAGTAAAAGCGCTAAACGTAATATCACAGATATAAAAAAGTTAATTGTATATAAATTTTATAGTTTGAAACAACATGATAAAGATAACTTAGTAAATTTAATTTCTAAAGAATTTAATTGTGGACATTCAAACGTAGTATATTGATATAATAAAGCTAAGGAATTATATTCTAGTGATCCTATCTTTAGAAGTAATTATAATATATTTTCAACTGAGTTAGATTCGTATATAAAAAAATTCTAAAAAAATCATAATATAATTTTTGACTTTAAGTGAAAGGTTAATAAAGTTATTTCTATATTTGTAGTGCAATTGTAACATTACATATATGTAATAATATTTATTAACCTTTTAACTTTTTATATTATGATGGAAAACGTAATTGAAAAGCACTATGTTCCTACATCTGGAGGTGGTCTTGATGCTAATTTAGTTGCCGCATTAATGAACAATAACAACAAAAGCCTTGATCCAGCAACAGTAGCATTACTTCGAGATAACGATAAAGGTTTAGAAACAGCTGCTTTAGCTAACGGTGGTGGAATGTTTGGCGGAGCGGCTATGTGAAACAACCCGTTTATGTATCTCGTTTGAATGTGAATGATGAGATGGATGAACGGTAATGGAGAATTTGGGAACGGACAAGGTTTGGCTAATCAATTAAACAATGATGCAAATACTAATTTAACGATTCGTGCAATTGATGGAAACCGAGACGCTTTAAGAGAACTAGCAACTAATCTTAATTGTGACTTTAATACTTTGAATTCCGCTATTTGTGGAATTAAAGGTGCTATTGATAAAGTGGGTTGCGATGTTGGTTTTTCAGCAGAACGAGTAATTAATGCTATCCAAATGGGAGATAGTAATATAATTAGTAAAATGCAAGATTGTTGCTGTACTACACAGAGATCGATAGATGCAGTTAATCTTAATTTAACTAAGATGAGTTATGAAGATCAATTAGCTGTTCAGGCGCAAACTAATCAGCTAATGACTGCAATTAATAACGGTTTCTGTAATGTTGGACAGCAAATTGGCAATCAAACTGTTGCTATGCAAGCTGGATTCCAGGGTATTAAAGATCTGTTTACACAACAGAAAATCGATTCTCTTCAAAATCTTAATTTACAATATAGTAATCAATTGTCTCAATTGGCTCAGACGGCAGCTATTCGGGAATTGATTGATCCGATTAAGAAAGAACTTTCGGATATTCAATGCGGATTACCTAAACAACCAGTACCTGCAATTCCTGTAAGTTGTGCTTATCCATATGCTGGATACGGCGCAGGTTATGCTGGATATTCAGGTTGTGGTAGTTGTGCGTAATTAATATTATCCTAACGTTATTTATGAAATATGGCAACAACTAGTTCTAATCCAACAGTTATAGGGACTCCAGTTTCAAATCCTAACAACGAAAGTCCCGCCACACTTCAACGAAAGTTAATAGTTTTAGCTTTCAATTTACCAGATAATATTGTTACTACTTCTCCAATTGAAGATCAAATTACAGTAACAGTAGATTCAGTAGATACTGCTACGTTTACAAATCCTGATGGAACCACAAATACTGATTATCTTGTCGTAGTTAAAATAGTGCAAAATCTTAGTTATTGTACTAGAAGTTTAGTAGGTTATAGAGAAGTTACTCGTACTAAAACTACATACGAATGCTTTATTATGCCTCAAGAAGAAGGAGCTACAGCTCCTCAAATAAGTGCAACGTATGATTATGATGTATTTATTAATCATTCTAATTATGTTGTGCCAAACATTGCTAGAACAAGAAATCATGCTATCGTTGTAAGTATAAGAAATAGTGCATCAGCTTAAACATTACGAATATGATATTACATCCTGAACTCATTAAGAAATATTTTAGTCATCCAAAACAACTTCTAATGGTTTGTAAAGATCATCTAGCAGATGCTTGCAAAATTTTAGAAGGAGAAGATGCGTATAATTCATATAAATCTTCAAACCGTTTAAGTAAGAGTGAAGAAATGGATTATAACTTTCATTTAGCTAAAGTATGTTGCATTTTATGTGACTATTTTAAAACAGAAGGTTTAAATCCAGAATCTTATTTAAATGAGGTTACAAGATATAAAAGAGAAGAACGCTAGAATTTAGATTTCACAAGAGAGGAGTATGTGTAAATATATTCCTCTCTTTTTACTTTAAAATATTTTATGATTATGTTTGCTAATTCAAAAGTTAATGATAAGTTATACTTCTTAAATATTAATAGTATAACAAAAAATCCAGAATTATATGTAGGTACGATCCTAACTACAGGAAATCCTATTGAGCCACCTTTAAAGCCAGGTGAATTTAGAAATCCTAATATTCCTGTAGAAAAAATAATGTCTATTCGTGTAGAAGTGTTTGGAAACGTGTTAGAGTATACTGTCCCAGCAAGTGCTACGTCTGTGAAAGATGGAGATACAGAAATATATTTAAGACGAGATGATTTAGAAACTAAATTAAAGTCACAAGTAGATTCTTATCGAATAATGTTTGAATCAGTAAACAAACAAAAACAGTTATATGAAAAATATAACGATTTATTTCAATCTGTAAGAGGAGATTCTCAGGAAAATGTTACAGAAGAGAAATATAAAGAATTAATGATCAGAATAGCAGAATTAGAAGAACAATTGAAAGAAAAGGAACAGCCCAAAGAATAATTATTAAAAAGTTAAGAATTTGTTCTTAACTTTTTTTTTATTTAAATATTTTGTATTTTTGTACAAAATTTATAAACAAAAATTCTATGGCAGATGCTTTACATAAAAACGCAGAAACAATAGGTTCAATAAGTAAGGATTTAGTACTAAATACTTTTGGGCGAATTTATATAAGAGTTCGAGATAGATACTATGAATTAAATTATGGTAACGCTGGTTCAAATGGCACATCAAATAGTCAAAAGAATGATCCTGACATTATTATTTTAGAAAGTAGTAATAATCTTGTTTCTATACCATATCCTGGAGATAATAAAGTTGTACTTACACTAGACGGAGGATTTTACATTACAGTTAACGGAGAATATAAACCGTATACAATAAAGCAAACAGGCAGTTCTTGAGAAATTAATGATTTAACTGTAAAAAATCCAATTAAAGTTTTAACTACTACTGAGCCTCCGTTTATTATCAATTCTAAACTATTAGTAGAAAATTTAAATGCGCAATATTTAAATGGATATACAGATGATCAATTTGCTAAAAAAGCAGAAGATGAATCTATCTCTGGGAATTGAACTATTAAAAATATCTTATTTGTTGATAATGTTTTAAAAAGTACAAATAAGAGAAATACTTTAAATGATACTGTATTAGACTTTGCAAATAGCGTATTAGATATTGACTATATTAATGTACGCAAAGCAATGCGCGTCTATGAATATATCATTAATCGGATTAAATGTACAAACGGTTCTTTTTGAGTTTCGGATAGTGCGCTTGTACAAAGTATTCCAAAACTATCATATAATGAAAGTGATATATCATCTTGAGCATATACTATTCAAGATGCTATTCAAGATGATTTTAGTTTTGGAACCTTAAATAATGAGTGACATACTTTAGAAGAATGATATAATATATTTATTCCAAATTACTCTACTCAACCTTATGTTCCAATTGATATTGAAAATAAAACTCAGGTTAATAATGCTACAACCTTATTAACAGGAAGAACCCCTGAAGGAGTTATTACAAATGAAACTGTATGAAATAAAACTAAAGAATTATATCCTACTCAATATGGAGAACTAAGTATTTTAGATTTTCTAGATACTTTATATAATGGATTTTATAACATTTCTGGAGTAAGTGAAAAATTTAACGGAATTATTAAGAAATATCAAATGAAAGATGAAACTTCGTCTCAATTAACGGTATTTTGAATAAACGATGTTGTAAGATGTCAGAAAATAGAGGGAGTTGTTCCATATAATGCAGAGGGAGTTGTAACAAAGGTAGAAGATTTAGATGTCTGAATTAAATTTACAGAGTTAAGTGATGTAAATATTATTGAAGGAGATACATTTGTACGAATTGATAATGTTGTTCATCCTGATCGTCGAGGTGCTGTTTATATGACTTCGGCGGATTATAAAGCTCCATATATCGATGTAATAGACAATACTGATTATTCTTACAGTAAGAATGATGATAATGATAATATTACTGATGAACCTTATATAAATAATTCTAATATTAAAATACGTTTAGGTAGATTAGACGGATTAGCTTATGATGAAGTATTTGGTAGAATGTCTGGAATAGGAATATTTATTCAAGGGAATTATAATCAAAACTATACTCCAGAAGCTACAACATTATTAGGTCAAATAGAAGAGTTTGCGCAAAACAATAGTGGAGGTTTATATATCAAAGATGGATGTATTGCTCTTGGATCGTACGTAAATTCTGATAGAAAAGTTGGAATATTATTAAATAATGACGGTTCTGGTTATTTAGCACAAGGTCACATATATTGAAATAAGAATGGAACTCTCTATTTAGATGGAGGAAATAATGAAGGTTTAATTATTCTTAATGGAGATATTAAATTAGGTCCTAACGCTAATGGCACATATAAAATTGAGTTGAAGAATGATGGATCTGCTAAATTTGGAAATGGTACAACTATTTTTACTCCAAGTGGATCTGGTTATTTAGCCGATGGCAATATTATGTGAGATGTTAATAATGAAGTTACAATTAGAAACATTGATCTAATCATTGGACGTAGACCTGCTTGATTATTTTCTACAAATCAAACTGTATGAACTTCTACTTGATATAGCAATTGTATATATGCTAAAGATATAAACAACAAAACAATTCAAATCGGAGGAACTGTTACAAGCAGTAATAATATTACATTTACTTTTAGTTGTCAGTATAAAACTGAATCAAATTTAACTTATAGAAATTTTACAAATAGTAATACAGATTATATTAAAGCAAGTTATGTTGCAATTAAAGTAACTACAACTCAGCAAGGTGGAACAACGACGTCAAAGGAATACGAATCTACGCCGAAAGACGGAATCAAGTTTAACAAGGATGGATCTGGTTATCTTAACTATGGAAATTTCACATGAGATAACTTAGGCACAACACAATCTAAAACTGAAATTTTAGGATATGGTGCAATACAATGTAATGGAGAAACGTTATATATTAGAGATAACTTACATGTGGATGTAATGGGAAGTGTAGCTCAACCTAAAACTCGAATAGTATTACCTAATGATTATCGTCTTATGGGGAAACAGGTTAGATTATATGTAAGATATCCTGCTACTATGAATACCGATTTTGTATATGTGTATCAATATAGTACGCATGAATATAATTTAATTGATCAATTTAGTGGAGGCTTAGGTACAGGAGATTCTACAGTGAAAATATACACTTACGAATGTATTCCAGCATATCCTACACCTAGTGGTGACGTTAACGATGTGCAGTGAATTAAAGGTGCAGATCCCGATGCTACTCAATCAGGAGTATTATATTCTGGACACGTTGCAATACCTACTGCAATAACAGATCCATTTACATGTATTTTAACTAAATATGGGAGCATGTCTGGCATAAATGTTTCCTCTGTAAAATATCAATATGCTTTAAATCCTAATATGCCAAACGATTTAGATTTAAATGATAACTGAGTTGGATATATATATCACAATATTGGCCATACTAATTATACATTAAATATTACTACAGTACCATATGATTTTTGACTTAATCGTCCACAATCTGGACAAAATGTTAACGATCTTGTTTGTAAAGTAATTGTTAAACGTCCAAACGAGTGCGTATTTCAAATAAATAAAACAGACGGTGCAAGAATGTTCCAAGAGTTTGATTTTATATTGTGTGGCTCTAAATAAATAATTTAATAAATAAGGATTAATATGAAATTTAATGTAGTAGAAAGAATTCTTTTGCCTCAAATGGTTAAAACGGCAATTACACAAGGTAATTTAGTTGAGATGATGTCAATCGAACACATAATCAAAAAACTAAGTTTTGATGAAGATGAAATTAGTAAATTTGAATTGAAAGCATTAGATAACGGGAACGTATCATGGAATACTAAGACTGCTGTTGATAAAGAAATAACATTTACTAAAGAACAGATTGATATATTAAATAAAACGATTGATTATTATGATAAAAATAAATTAATCGAACTAAATATGATCTCACTAATTGTTAAAATTAAAGATTTAGGTGAAAAAGGTTCTGATTAATATAGGTATTTATGTAGTACTAATTTTTATAATTGCTTGATTATATCACAGTAATCAAAAAAATAAAGAAGCTTATAGCGTTGCTGAAAGTAATTATAAAACTGAATTGCTTGCGAAAAGTGGAGAGAATAGAACGTTACAATTAACTTTAGATCAGTTCGAGTATCAACAAGATTCTATTATGAAAAAAATGGATAGTGTTGTTAAGGATAATAAAATTAAAGCGAAAACTATCCAGTTTTTAGCTTATCAAAAAGTAGAAATCACAAAAACAGATACTATTAGACTTGTTGATACAGTATTTCAAAAAGGAGTAGATATTGATACTACTTTAATTGATCCATATTATTCTCTTAATTTAAAATTAAAATATCCTTCTGAAATAGTTGTTTCTCCTAAATTTATAAACGAGAATTATATTATTTCTCATTATAAAAAAGAAACAATTAAACCTAGGAAGTGTTGACCGCTAAGGTGATTTCAAAGAAAACATATTGTAGGCGAAATTACAGTAGTAAATTCCAATATATATAGTTCACAAAAAGAATCAAAATTTATAGAGATTATAGATACAAAAAACAAGAAGTAATTTCATAAAATCTTTTTTAAAATTAATGTCAAAAAAAACAATAATATTTACTTTTGATTTTAGTTTTTAAAAGTCTAATTTTGTGAAATTAATAATAAGAAACAATAAGTTAATGGCAGAATTACCAAATTTATTTGATAGTTTACTAGAAGATAATAAAACTACTACAACTGAGGAAGTTGAGGTAGAAGGATCTAGTACAACTGAGACAGGAGAGATTAGTCAACCTGAATTAGAGAATCAAAGTAATAGTGATTCAAATGAAGAAGTAGATATTAATCCCATTGAGGAATTCTTAAAAGAGAAAGGTATTGAAGATGTTTCAAAGATTAAATATGAAACAGAAGATGGAGAAATTCAAGAAGTAGATTTTAATTCTTTAAGCGGAAAAGAACAGTTAACAATTCTCAAAGAACTTTCTACTCCTGATTTATCTGAATCAGAAATAAACACTGTACAGTGGCTTAGAAATAATGGAGTTACACTAGAACAAGCAATAGATTATTTTAAACAGACTGCTGTTGAAGAATATAAAGCTTCATTAAATAATAAGGCTCCAGAACAACACTACGATGTAGATTCATATTCTGATGATGAATTATACTTTGCAGATTTAAAAGCAAGATATACTAGTATGTCAGATGAAGAATTAAAGTATGAATTAGATAAAGCAAAGGAGAATGAAGATTTATTTAAAAAGAAAGTTGAGATTATTCGAAATGACTATAAGGAAAAAGAGAAAGAAGCTGCCTTAGAAGCACAAAGAAGAGAAGAAGAGGAATATAATCAACTTCGTTCTGCTTTAACTGAATCTGTTTCTAATTTTAAAGAAATATCTTTTGATTATAAAGATCCAGAAAGTGATGTTTTAGTTATTGAAGATGATGAAAAATCTAAAATATTATCTTATTTACTAGAACAAGATACTAATGGATATAGTCAGTTTTTTAAAGATTTAAATGATCCAAAAGTTTTAGTTGAACTAGCATGGTATAGACTTTTTGGACAAGATGCTATTTCAAATATTAGCGAATATTGGAAAGATATTTTAAAACAGGAACGTCGTACAGCAAAAAGTAATAAAAATTCTTCTGCTAGTCAAACAGTAGTAGATAAAACTAATGCTAACGATAAATCTGAAAAACCTAAAACACTTTCTGATCTATACGATAAATATTATAGATAAGAATAAAAGTTATATTTTTTAAACAAAATTTTTAATAAGTAATTATGAGAATATCTAATTTTACAACAGTACGTCCCGAAATGGCTTCGACTCGTACTGCAGAGGACTTTATGAAGTTCTTGGGTGGATGAGCGCCCCTTTAGGTAGAAATACTTATTGAAAAATTGCGTAAAATCGGCGAAACCGTCCTAATTCTCAGCGGCAACACCGAGGTAAAATATATAATAATATATATATTCACCGTAGAGCATAGAGATTGAAACTTTATTTATAAAGAATATAATATCTCCAAGAGTACGCAACATCTATTAGATGAAAACGTATGCCGACCTTACAAGATGGTAAATTGTAAGAACTATAAGATAAAAAACTTATAGGATAACAAAAGCATGGCAAATCCTGCTCGTTTAGGTATTGTATCTTCATTATATGATCAGTATACTGCTACGCATCTTACTGAAGCATTAATGAATGTATATACTCTAGACAAAGGTAGACCTAATGCTTTTCAAAGTATTAACTCGTTCATGGTTGAATGGGATATTAATGTAAACCGTATTAAAAGAGTACACTTCCTAACTGTACCTGAAGGTAATGGCGCAAATGGATCAGATATTATCTTCCATTTCCCTGAAAACTACTATCAGAAAAACGATACCTTTATTATTGAAGGTTCTCGTCAACAGGTTATTGTTCTAAATCGTCCGATTAGACGTCGCGACAACGATTGGGAAGTAGTTGGTAAATTACAGGGTGACGATTATAGTGAAATACTTGATCTTTCTGCTTGTCAGCCTGGTATGAATACGCGTTTCTTAACGAACTATCAACCTGAGATGCATGAAGAGGGTTTGGTTTGTGTAGCTCTCTTCCGCTAATATTATAACTATAATATAGTGTAAAATTAAAAAAATATTCTTAATTGCTGGAAACTCCCTCTGGGACAATCAGCAGCGAAGCTAGAGATAAAGTAAGCTCAAGGAGAAACACTCTAGAACGTTCAACGACTAGTCTGAATAGACGTAGGAGAAAAGTAACTCCGAAATGGAATAAATCTAAAAATAAATACATATGAATTATATATATATAGTTTATCAAACACTTTGTACAGTCAATAATAAAATTTACATTGGAGTACATAAAACTTTAACTGAAGAATTTGATGGATATTTAGGTTGTGGAGTTTATATAAATAGACCTGCAACTTACAAAAACGCCAATACTCCGTTTAAACATGCTGTAGCAAAATATGGAGTTAAGTCATTTAAACGAACTATATTAAAAATATTTACTTCTGAAACAGATGCATATAAATTAGAAGCCGAGTTAGTAAATGAAGAATTTGTACGTCGAGAAGATACTTATAATCTAGCGTTAGGAGGTAGAGATACTTCTATGGGAAACGATAAAGTTAAAGTTTATATGTATGATTTAGATGGTAAATTTGAGATGGAATTTGAAAGTTTACATGATGCAGCAAGATATTTAAAACCAAGTGATGGAAGACCTGGACATTTACCTAGAGCAATTCGTTTAGGTCATCAATATCTTGGGCATCAGTTCTCCTATGAAAAGTTACCATACATGAAAAAATTAAAACACCGAAATATTACAACAGTTGAAAAACCATACGTTGGGTCATCTGTTGGGCGTTTTGACGATAATGGAAATTTATTAGAAACTTATTCTACAATGACAGAGTGCGTAAAAGCTGGGTACGCAAACGCTAAATCTGTTGCGCAAGGAAAACGTAAAAAATGCAAAGGATATGTATTTAAATATTTAGATTAAGATATAGTCTGAACATTATAGCAATATAATGATTAACAATAAAGTACACAAAATATCAGAGTAATACCGAAAAGCATCGGACCTAGGCGAAATATGGGTCCCATATTGGTGACAGTATGTAAAAAATCCTTTTAATTGCTGGAAACTCCCTCTGGGACAATCAGCAGCTAAGATTTAGATTACGTAGGAACGATTGTTCAACGCTAAATAAAGTTCAACGACTATACGAAAGTAGTAGTATAAAAATTATACGAAATGGAGGATAACTTTAAATATATAGTATATTGCACAGTCAATATAAAAAATAAACACATTTATGTTGGGTATCATAAAACAATAAACCCTTATGGTTTTGATTCATATATAGGAAACGGAGTTAAAATAAATCAACCCTCAACTTATAAGAAATCAAAAACTCACTTTCAAAATGCAGTAAATAAATATGGAGTTGATTCTTTTAAACGAATTACTTTAAAAGTGTGTGATACACTTAAAGAAGCTCAAGATTTAGAAGCAGAAATCGTTAATGACGATTTTTTAAAAAGGTCTGATGTATATAATATGATTCCAGGAGGTGGTAATTTACCTTCTGCTGATGAATTATTTTCAATTGAAGTACATCAGTATAGTTTAACTGGAGAGTATATTAAAACTTGAAAATCAGCTACAGAAGCTGCAAAATATTTCAATATATCTCAGACTAATATTAGAACAGCGTGTAAAATTAATTGTACATCTTGTGGATATTTTTGAAGTGATGTTTTGTTTGATAAATTAGATCTGAATGACTATAAAGTTCATTTAAATCACGATCGAGTTTATCAATTTGATCAAAATGGACAGTTAGTTAATTGTTATAAAACTGTGCGAGAAGCAGCTAAATTAAATAATTCAACTCCGAGATTAATTCTAAGAGCTATTGCAGAAAAAACAAAAAGCAAAGGAAACTATTATAGTTATAATGAAAATTTTCAAATAGATCTATCAGTATACAATAAAATTGGTAAGGTGTATTTATATAATCTGGACGGAAGTTTTTATAAGGAATTTAATTCTCCAAAAGAATGTTGCACGTTTTTAGGAGATAAAAAAACATCTAGATTATATTCTGCAATAAGAACTGGAGGTTTGTATAAAAATTTTCAAGTATCAAAAGAGAAAGTTCCTTATATGAAAGTACTATCTAATCCTATAGAAAAACGTAAAGTAGATCAGTTTGATTTAGAAGGAAATTTAATCAAAACTTGAGATTCAGTACAATCTGCATATGAAACTTATGGAGCTGGAGTTAAAAAATGTTTACGTGGAGTTCAAAACAAAACTAAAGGATATGTGTTTAAATATAGTAAAGTTAAAGATATAGTCTAATCTTATATGAAAATATAAGTTAATACAAATGTTATTTCAACTCATCGTGCAGATGTAAGCTGGTCTGCTAAGTATGCCGCAATGGAAGATGTATTCATCCAAATCGGTAAAGGTCAGCAAGACGATCCTGTTTACAAACTTAATCCTGCACAAAAAGATTGCTTAGATACCTACATGTTTGCTCGTAATAATGCATTACTTTGGGGTAAAACTAATGTAGATAAATTTGGCAAACCTAAGATTTTTGACCCTAAGTGTTTTGGGGTCGCACATAGTAATATGTGGCAATAAAACTCCTTTAATTGCTGGAAACTCCCTCTGGGACAATCAGCAGCCAAGACTTAGATAATTTTTATCTATGTAAGGTTCAACGACTATCGAAAGTATAGCTATAGAGAAATACTATAGTGAATAAATGAGTAGAGTACATTCAATATTGAATGGAAATGGGGAGTAACCTTATAACGGTAATAGAAATAAGGTTAAAGATATAGTCTAGACAATAAAGTAATTTATTGATATAACTAGGAAACACAGCAACCTAAAGAAATAATGGGCTGCTAAATTAGTAAACTAATTAAAACAACTCCTCTAATTGCTGGAAACTCTGAACATGAAAGATGAAGACAATCAGCAGCTAAACTTAAATAATTTATTTAAGGAAGTTCAACGACTATCGAAAGTATAATTAAGAAGAAATCTCTTAATGAATAAATGAGTAGAGTACATTTGATCAAATGGAAACGGGGAGAACTTTATATGCAGTAACAGTATATAAAGTTAAGATATAGTCTGATCTTATATGAAAATATAAGTTAACACAAATATGATTATTTCTGGCGATGGTATCATCAGCCAAATTGAACGTTTTGCTGGAAAATATGTATTTAGTGGACATCTAAATGTTCGTATCTTTAATAAGGTACTTGCTCAAATGACTACTAAATCGGAAAGACCAACGGGTAACAAATATATCTTTATTTGCAACACGTTGATGTGGCATGAAGTTCAAAATGCACTTTCATCTTGGATTCGTGATTGGAAGACTGTTGGAACATTCTTATTCTCGAAAGCTTCTAATGGATATCTTGATTTAGGTGCAACATATCAATCTTATGAATTCGCGGGTAAAAATTTGATTGCTCGCTTATAACGAAAGTTATAATAAATAAATTTATTTAACTGCTGGAAACTCTTTATAGTTAAATTAACTACAACGTAATTGGAAACGATAAGCGTGAATGTTTAAAAATAATTTAAATTAGACAATCAGCAACCAAGTTCCTCTGTATAAATAATACGTGGAAAAGGCTCAACGATCAGTAAGTCTTATTAATAACAATAAGCATAGACTAAATTATAGTCGAAATAATAAACATCTTATGGAATTAAAAAATATAGTATATATTACTATTAACCTATGTAATGGGAAATTCTACATAGGGGTACATAAAACAAATCCAAATGTATTTGATGGATATATTGGTGCAGGAATATACTGTGCTGCTCATGCAGATACTAATAAAAAAGGTTTACATAAAGCCGTAAAAAAATATGGCTATCATAATTTTAAAAGAACAACAATTGCATGTTTTCCAGACACAGAAGAAGGAAGATTACAAGCGTTAGATTTAGAAGCCAGACTTGTAAATCAGACTCTTTTAAAAAGTAAAAATGTATATAATATTGCTTTAGGTGGAAAGGGCTCTATTTGTAGAGAAAGCAAAAAAAGAGTATATATGTTTGATTTAAATGGAGAATTTTTACGTAGTTATGCTTCTGCTCTTGATGCAGTAAGAGACTTAAAATGTGAAAACCTTATTTCAGCACAGCATAGTATTAGAAACAATTGTATAAAACAAAGTAATTCAGCTTTAGGATACTACTGAAGTTATATTAAAAAGTTTGATTATAATAGTAATAAAGTAAAAATTGCACAATATACAATAAGTGGAAAATTTATTAGAATTTGAAATAGTATCAGTGAAGCAGAATATGAATTAAGGATTAATAATATATATAATGCCATTCACAAAGGTGGAAGCTCTGGAAACTACCAATGAAAATATTATGAAGGAAATGATTCTAATATAACTCCACTAATAAATACAAATACAAAAAATAAGCATTTTCCTATACAGATTTTTGATAAGAAAACAGGAAATTTTATATCAGAGTATAATTCTGTGCAGGAATGTGTAAAAAATAATAGTCAGTTTAATAGTTCTCAGATTAATAGAGTACTATCTGGAATAATAAAAAGTCACAAAGGATTTGTTTTTAAATATAAAGATGAAGATATGATCTAACCTAATTAGAGATAATTAGAATTTTTGAATCAAATTACATTTAAGATTGATCGTTCGTTTGATTTTGAATATCCTGATAAGAAATACGGTATATTTCTTGATCTAACGGCAGATTCAGCAACTGGTAAACCAGCACTTCAAATGTTTACATTTAAAGGTTGTGATATTGTTCATAACTGGATTAACGGTGTTGGTGGACAAAACGGAACGTCAAGCGGTCAAGTTTCGTCTCCTGTAGCAGCTTCTAAATATATTAACTGGGGCTTAAATTACGCAGCGTAGGTCCCCTATATTGGTAACAATATTGTAAAATACTCCTTTAATTGCTGGGAAGTCTTATTAAGATAATCAGCAGCCAAGACTGTTATAACAGTAAGGTTCAACGACTATCGAAAAGATAATTTACGAGAAAAACGTAAATGAATAACTGAGTAGAGTAAAGATATTTATCTTGAAACGGGGAGGATCCTTTAAACGGTAACAGAATAAAGGATTAAGATATAGTCTGTACATTATAGTAATATAATGATTAACAATAACATAGACGCAGGCGTAGGCGTATTCAATCCTTATCGTTCATTTATTTTAATTAGCTCTGACTAATTAATATAATATAAATTGTAACTTCCTCTATAATTGTGTAGGGGAAGTTACAATTAATTTATAGATTAAGACTATTTTAGATAAATTTTTAAATAAGAACAAGTTTAATAAGAATAAATATGGCAAATACAATAACTCTAAGAAGTGCTTTTGGCAAGGTAAAATCTGTATGGTTTAATCCAGTAAAAGATAAGAATGGAATGTATCCTCCATTTGTAAAAGAAGTTCGTATGAATCCTAACGGAGAATCTGAAATGATTCTTAGTGAAAAAGACCTTAATGACCCAGATCGTGCTGGTTTTATACCCGCTGATATGGAAATTTTAGTTGAAGATGGAACTACATTTAACCTTGATAATATTCTAGAAAGGCACAAATGGGAAGCTATTAAAAATAGTGAGTTAATTGTTGAAGAGAGAGGCGCTAGAGATGAAAAAGGAAATCTAATTATAGATGGAGATAAAAATCGCTATGGTCGAGCAGAATTTTGGGTAGAAAAACCTGGAGAAGAATCTGCACGACGTATTAAAAGAAAACAACTTATTACTAAAGCTAACGTTTTTATCGAGCAAGACTCTGCAGAAGGTCGCGCAACTAAAGTTAAGCTTTTAGGTAAACGTATGTATAATGCTCCTGATTCAGATATTCAGGATTTCTTATATCAAAAAGCAGAAGCTAATCCTAACTTAATTATCGATTTGTATACAGGACAAGATCAGCAATTACGTTTATTATTCATTGAAGCTACTGATAAAAACATAATTAAGAAAGTAAGTGGTATATTTATGTACGGAGATGTTCGCTTAGGCGTAAATGATGAAGCCGTTATCTTCTTCTTTAAAGATCCTGCTAATAAGCAAATACTAGATGAGATTAAGATTCAAACATTCCCTGAATATAAACCACTAATTAATAACTCAGAACCTAGTAGTTCTAAAAAATAGAAAATTATATGACGGCTAAACAAGTATATGAATCTGTGCTTATAGAGATAAACAAATTAGGCGCTCCAAGCTTATTGTTGGAGGATTATAATTACTTTGTAAAAAAAGCCGTCCAACAATATATAAATAAAGTTTACAACCACTATGATATTAATCAACAAAGTACAGATGATTTAAAAGTCTTGACAAGACATATTAGTATTGAATTACAACCAAATACAGTAAGTAATTTTAGTAAACGTTATGTAGGAAATCTTCCTGATAATTATTTACATTTATTAAATTGTGTTGTAGAATATGAATCACAAGGTACAAAACCATGTACTACAAAAGGTACATCGATTTATTATGGTGCGCGTAGAGCCACAGCAGATATGTTAGGACAAATTATTAATAATGCTTATATGAAGCCAACTATTAAACGTCCATATTATTATATTAATAATTTTTCTAATAATTCTTCTATTGAAATATTATGTGGAGATAAAGTTGATTATTACAAGCCAAATAATGTACATATAGATTACATTAAAAAACCTGAAAATATAACTTTATCTTATACTGAAATAGAAGGTATAAGTGAGTCTGCTGAATTAGAATTTCCAGAATACGTTTGCTATGAAATTATTAATGATACAGTAAAGTTAGTTTTAGAAAACGCAAGTGATCCTAGATTACAAACTAATTTACCAATTAATCAAACAATAGCAACTGGAGTTCCAATAACTAAGTAAATAACATTTTAAATTTTTAAAACTATGTTTGATTACACAAAAGAGACTATTTTAAATAGCGTAACAGACAAAAATGTACAAGCAATTACTGGTTTACTAAGAATTTTCCGCGTTGGTGAATATAAAGTAGACTATAAGAGTACAAATATTGCGGACGGAAAAGTTTATAAGGCTCAAGGTACTGAAGGCACAAAAGCTACCGCAAAAATTACAGCTGTAGCTGGTAATTCAGGTTCAAATGCAGGTAAATATCGCGTTACAGTTAATATGAAAAATAATTCTAAATTTTATGCCGATTACGCAACTGCAGTTTGGAAGTTTCAAAAGCCTATTTATGCTGAATTTACAGTAGTTGGCGATAATACTGATAATACTACTCAGTTAATGGCTACAAAGATTGCAAATGCAATTAAATTAGCTCTTCCTGAGAATAATAAGTATGTCACTGTTGCTGTAAATGGAGCTAATGTAGTCATTACTGCTTCTGATGCAACGGATATGTTCGAATCGGTCGTAATTGAAAAATATACGCCAAATTCTGTGCTTCCTTCAGAAGGTGAGTATGCAGTATCGACAGCTGTTGGTACAATAGCAAAAACTGATAATAAAGTACCATTTGCAACAGGTGATTGGTTGGTTGAAAACCTTCGTTTCCCAAGCTATCCGAATACTCGTTACAACTCTATCAATGGAGATGAAAAGCCTGTTCCTGGACAACTTTATACACAATATTCTTTCCGTTATATCGCTGAAAGAAAGAATTTGAGCGGTATTGGTTCAGTAGGACAAAGATTAGTTTCAATTACTAATCATGTATTCTATATTCCTAGTACATTAGAAGCAACATTTGAAGCTAAACTTAAAACTGCATTTGGAGAGGATGTTATGGCAAAAGAAAAAATTATAGAAATCATAGGAAACGATAGCATTGCTAAAGGTAGTACGGTTACTCTGATGGCTAATGCATATAACGTAGAGGGTGGAGAAGTTGCTCCCGTAGATATTACATGGTCTCTACCTGACGGTAATGACAGTGGAAATCTTGTACTAACTGGTGATCAGTTAGAAGTTAAATCTTCAGCTACAGGAAGCAGTGTTAAAGTTAAAGCTACTGCAACTGGATTTACAGAAGCAACCAAAACTATTACTCTTACAGGAGAATAAGTTTTACAATAAATGCACTTATTTTAAAGGCAGGACGGGATTCTTTCCTGTCTTGCCTTTATTTTTTAATATTATTATAACATGACAATAAATGAAATTGCTAGTGCAATATATAATGATGTCGTTTCAGGTTTAAGAGGAATTACTTCAACTCCAACAATGTCTATTGAACAATTAGAAGATGAAGTAATTGAAGAGCGTTTAGTTGTAATTAAAGAATTATATCTAAGAAACTTAATTTCTTTAAAAGATATGATGCTAGCAATTAACTGTATTGAGGTAGACTGTAAAGATTTAGCCAGATGTTGTAATTTTTCAGCAGGAGAAAAAGCATTACACTTTGAAATTCCTCAAATAGTTAATGATTTAGGAACAAAAGCTCTTGAATTTGTAGGAAGTATCGATAGACAAAAGCAATATGTAATATATACCGATACATCTTATCAGTTTCATAAATATAAGAAACGTGGAGCAGATGAGCCTTATGTTTATATAGAAACAACTCCTAATGAAAATGGAATGTATGATGGATTCATTTTTAATGTACCTTTTGTCAAATACATTTCTGTTATAGGTATATTTAAAGACCCTAGACAACTTGAACAATACAGTTGTTGTAATTCCGAACATTATTTAAATCTATCTTCTATTTCTAATGAAGTTAAAAAACGTCTTACTGAAAAGAAATTAAGATATTATAAAGCTTTCTTAACTCCTGTAACTCCAAATACTCAAGAACCTAAATAATGAAACTACATAATTTTAATTCAGTTTATTCTTTAGCTCAAACTTTATATGGAACAAATTTAACTCCAACTGCTTTTGAAGATATAGCTTTAAATGGTTGAGAAAAAATTGGAAATAAACACACTCGTTTATACCGTTATAAAGCAGATGCTATTGATAAAAAAATAGAATTACCTTGTAATTGCGATATAATTGAATCAGTTCATCTACCATTGTTAGATGCACAAATGACAACTAATCAAACAGTATTTAATCAAATCACAACATTATTTATTGAAAATTATGTTGAAGCTTGAAAATGCTTAAATAATCCTTATTATCATCCTGGAAAATTAGTTAAATACCATCAAGAAGATAATTCTTTAAGATTTGATAGAGATTATAAAGGAGTTATAATTATATATCATGGTATAATAGTGGATGACGAAGGACTACCATTACTAAACGATAAAGAAGTAACTGCGTTAGCTGCATATATTGGATATTGTGATTTATATAAACAAGGTATTGCATTAAGAGATAAAAATTTAATTGAATTATCTGAATTAACGAGAAGAGAATGACTTCGAGCATGTAGTGCAGCAAGAATCCCTATTAAATTTACGCAAAACGATATGGATGCTATATTAGATGTTAAAACTAGATGAGATCGAAAAAGTTATATGAAGTCTTTCAAACCAATATTATAATCAATGTTTTACAAAACAGGATACTGCTTTACTTCAAAAGATTTATTTGATAATTTTAATATTTCTAGATTAACTACTAAAAAGAAATTTTGAGGTAAAGATTGTAAAGGTGATAGCAAACTAGACTTAGTTGCTAAGGTTTTAACATACTGTTTCTATTTGATTATTTTGGATATTATTAATAATAATATTACATTTGTATTACCAACTGTACATAAAGAAGCAATGATACACGTAAAGCAATTTACGGGAGAAACGTTTAGACATATGTACAATATGGGGAAATTTAATGATATTGATTATTTGATGTCTAATTTCAAAGGATATCAAATTTATTATCGATATCAATATAAAGGCGGATATAGAGAAAAACCAATTTATATAAATTCTGCCTTAAAGAAAATATTTATTGATAATATTAATAAAGGTAAACAGTATTACTAATGGAAATCAAATATGTTGATGATTATGTAGATAAAGTATGAGAAAAATTCCCTTCATTAACCAGAAAGGAAGTTGAATATATTTTAAAGTTTGGATTAAGATCTTTTTATACACATAATGTATATGGGGGAGATGTGCTACTCAAATCCCCCTATTTTACTCTTTACTGTGGCAAATTCTTTAGAGATAATTTGATATTTTATCATTACTGAAGGATTAAAAATAAGATTAAGCTACGTATTAAATATAAAAGAGCTAAAAAAATATTTAACGGAGAATATTATTTCGGATTAACAGATAAAGAATTTGAGAATTATAAAGCTCAGTTTAAGTCTCGTGGAAGAAGGAGACAAAGAGTTAAGTTCGATTATATATATGCCTACAAAATCTTAGAAGAGTGTATGTTAGATAGAGGAAGAAAACACTTCTTCGTATTATACTTTCCTACAGATGTAGGATGAACATTATACCAAAAAAATTATGAAACTAGAAATATTAAATATATTTATAGGAGAACAAAAGATGGTTTTGAACAAATATAATAAAATAAATTATGTCTAGACAAGAAGCTACAAATACTTTTAATGATGGCATGATTAAAGATATGAATCCATTAACCACTCCAAATACAGTATTAACAGATTGTGTTAATGGAACTTTAATCACTTATAATGGAAACGAATTTGTTCTTCAAAATGATATGGGTAATTATCCATTACCCTTAGCTAAATTAGGAGCTAATTATATTCCTGTTGGGATAAAAGAATACGGAAATACTATTTATATTGTATCGTACAATCCAGTGGATAAAATGTGTCAAATCGGATCATATCCTTCTCCTAAAAGAAACTTTGGAGAAGAACATGACGGAGATAGTAGTGACATTACAGTTATACCTGAACTTAATGGAGAAGTAACATATACTGATTTAAATGATAGCTTAAAAGCTTATTTATACAGTAATAAGGACGAACTAAAATTAAATCCTGGAGATTTATACTATTTATATAATTCTGAGCAAGAAACTTTAAACTATACTAACTCGTGATGAACGGTTGATCATTATATATTAACTGAAGAATCGAAATTAATCCCAATTAAGGTAGATAAAACAAAAATTGGAACAAGTAAACGTTCCAATATCGACGGAGATTATAGTGTAGTTAACTGAACTACTGTCGGATGAATGGCAATAAAATCTAGAATTGCTAATATTGAAAAATTTGATATTTTCGTTGAAAATTTAACTTACTCTCCTTTTCAACTTGAATCAAATAGTGAACGTACTACTTTAGAGTGTGATCTAATTTTTCAAATAGTTTTAACAGACGAACTGTTCAATAATACTGAAGGAGGATTTCCATTATGAGAACAGCTATCGTTTAAAGTATTTAAAGATAACGACAACAATACTGTTATACTTAGCGATAGTAATGTAGAGAATTCACAAATGACTGTAACAGCACACCAGATAGAAGATGCATATTATGGAAAGGACTTTACTACTCAGTTAATAGGCGGACAAAATATAAAGTTTATTAGTGCTAAATACGATGCAATTAATGCAACTGTATTAACGTATAGATTACACGCAAAAGTTTCAGGAGAAATACAAAGTAATGTATTACAAACTACTTTAGTGTTTACTCCAATACTAGACGATTTGACTCAAAATAGAGCTACTACAGGAAAAATTATATACGATCCATTTAAGACTAAGCTTTTATTATCCTCAAATAATATTCTTAGTAGTAGTACGATTAATCTTTTAGATACTTATAAATATAGTATCTCTAATAAAGATGTTAGTATTAATTTTACAATTAACGTTCCGTTGTTATCAACTAAACTTAGCGGTAAATATGAAATCTATACCCTGGATGGAACCCCCGTCATTGAAAGTAAAGAAATAGAAAATTTACAAGGGCAAAATACACCTACAATTTCATTTGATTCTGATTTTTTGCAAAACGAAATATATGAATTTAGAGTTACAATATACGACGGAACTAATAAAATTAAAACCGCATCTAAGCCTCTAATTACATGTCCTCTATTTAATAATTTTTATTTTACTAAAAATGATTTTGATCAGATTTACTGAGATGAATGGCTTTCTATGCTAAAAGATTATGGCCCAACTTATTCTGAAATAAAAGTAACAAAAACTTCAACAAAAGATGATGAATTTCAGTCTAACGAAAGTGAAATTAGTTATCCTACAGAATATGTTGTTGAAAGCCAACCTAATCCAAAAGATAATACTTATTTGTCTGATCAAATTGCAACAGGTACATTTAGTTTAGATTATGATGTTGATACTCAAATTAACATTGATAAATTTGTTCCAAAAACAAATATAGATTATCAAGGAACTTTGTTTTCACAATATAATTTAAATAGAGAACTTTCATATAGTATTGATAATGTTCCAAAAGATGCAATTGTAATAAATTCAGAAGGAATTGGAGAAATAAAAGTAACTCACGATATTGAATATATTGTCAATTTTCCCTATACTTTGCCATCATTTGCTAAAATTGTTCCTAAATATCTATATAATTATATGTCTGGATATCAAAATTCAGGTAACGATTATGGCTTACTGGTAAGAGGAGCTGCTGATAAAATATGATGTGCAATTGAAAAAATAAAAAAATATGATTCAACAAATCCAGATTTATGAAAATCACCCCCTGGATTAAACGAAGAGAACGATTCTACTAAAACATATATAGAAAGAAAGTGAGAAGTAGCTGATAAAAAAATGCATGAAGCTAATAGAATACTTGACACATATCTTTCAAGTTATTTTATGTTTATAGTTCTTTTTTATCCAATTAATGCGATAGTTGCCAACGTTGTATTTAGAGCAAGAAATGATGCGCAGTGAGGCGATAAATATCCTCAAGAAATTCCTAAGACAGGAGGATATGGAGTTTTAGTTAAGACAGAAAACGCAAACGGCAAAAGTGATTATAAAATACTATTATGTACAAACCCTAATAGTGGAAGTACAAGCAGTACTAACGATAACTTTAGTTTTAATCCTACTTTAGAACGTGATAAACAATTAAAGAAAATTAATGAAGTATTTAATTTTATTGGACAACATGCTTATGTAATTACACAAGGTAAATCCTCTCAAATGTATATTGCATATGAACTTAATAAAACTATAAACAATACAAATAATACAAATAAACGTTGGACGTTTATGTCAATTTGCCACAGTTGAGATAGTATAGAGTATAATCAAAATAATATATTAACTACAGAAGGAATAAAAGCAATCGTATCAAATTCAAATCTAAGTGAATCAAATAATTTCAAACCTTCAGGAGTATTTCAGCAAAGCGGAAAAACAAATATAACTATTGAAAAAGATTTTGAAGTATTAGTTCCTACAGATTTAATAGTTATTGATTTAAATAATGCAAACTATACTAAATGGTTAGAGAGTTTAAATACTGCTTATACAGCGGAGGCAAATATCCCTGCAAATCAGCTAGCACAAAAAGACACATCTAATGTAAAATGAAATACTATTCAAGGCGACTCAGAATTAAATACAGATGCAAACATGTCTAGATTTATCGAAGCATTACAATATAACAATCAAACAGGGAAAGTAACCGTTAAAGAAAGTAGTATTCAAGGTGAAGGAGAAACTGCATTTTGAATAAACAACGATCGTAGTAGAGGTTGTTGAAACGCAATAGTAAGTGGTCTAACATTACCTTATTTAGAAGAAACTAATGGCTAAAATAGGAATTCAAACAATACAATATAGATCAGAGGGAGATTTAGCACACGAATATAATCCGCTTCACAATATAATTGAAAAAAAGGATACTCTAGTTACTATTGAAAACTATAATAAATCCTTAAGTGAGATTAAAGATTTTACTGTTCCTGCCTCTGAATTAGGAGTTGACTTAAATAATCCTGTTGATATAGAATGCCAACCATCGTACGATGGATCAGTCAACTTAATTATTAACGATGATAAAAATCCTCCAAGAATTATTAATACAAGATATAGTGTTATTGAAGATAATCGATATAAAATTATTAATAGGAATCAGGTTAATCAAACTAATTTATATGATTTAAATAACATTGATGAAGAAACTAGATTGTTTAGAAACATTCGAACAATTCCTAATATACAATTAAAAGCAGTTAATTATTATGGTCAATTAAAAGCAGGTAATTATATATTTTATATTAAACTTGCTGATAATGATTATAATAAAACAGATATAGTAGCTGAGTCTGGTTCTATTCCAATTTTTCATGGAACTTTAACAAATATTTCTACTATATCTGGAGCATTAGCTGAAGAATTAACTGATAAATCAATTGAACTTGAATTATATAATATAGATACAACTTTTTCGAAATTATACTTATATTATACTAGAACAACAAGTGATATAAATGGAATCAAATATTCAAAAACTTATGAAGTAATTCAACCATATGATATTATTGATAATAAAGTTACAATTTCTTTTAACGGATTTGAAAATGTAAATGAAATTGATGAAGAACAATTAAATATTAAATATAATTTAGTTACAGCAGTTAAAACTCAAGCTCAGGTTCAAAACATGTTGTTTTTTGGTAATGTTAATGGTATACAATTAAATCATAGAGATTTACAAGCTATTAGTTATTATATAGAAGCAACATGTACACAGTCTGATAACAAAGAATATCAAATAGGATATGTAGATAATAACTATGCACAGCTTAATACAAACGGAATTACACAAAATGAATATTATAATCCCTTAAATATATACTATTATCTTGGATATTGACCCACTGAAATCTATCGTTTTGGTATAGTATATATTATGAATGATGATTCTTTATCTCCTGTATACAATTTACGCGGAGTTGCATTTCCAGAACTTAACGCTACTAATATTAATACAAACGGCAAATATGGAGATTTAATGGTAGATACAGGCAACAAAAATGAAAAAATACTTAATTATTTACCATTAGATTTATTTATTGGGGAGAGTAATTTAGCTAATACTAAAGGTGTGTTTCAGATGCCAAATGTATCTATTATAGATAAACAAGCGGTTAAGCCATTATATCTGAAATTTACTATTAGTTCCGAAATAAGACAAAAATTATCAGAATATCAAATAAAAGGATATTTCTTTGTAAGACAAAAGCGTATTCCAACAATATTAGCTCAAGGCTTGAGTATCGGCATTGATGCAGTAGGTTATGTACCTCTAATATATAATAATTCCAATGACAATCTATACGAAACTGAAAGTTTCTTGTCTCAAAACTCTGGAGTATTAACTACTACTTTTGAAGATAGGATCATTACAGCTGAACGAAAGGGCTCATCCGCGCTTCTATGTTTAGATGCAAACGTTAGTCCACTCTTACAATCTAATTTTAATGGAATGGAGTATGTTATATCTAAAAGTAAGAGTGGAAAAATTAGTAGAAATAGACGAATGTATAGTTGAACAGAAACTTCGAATGAAGCATTTGACACTGCAAATTATTATAAAGCTAAATTGCTATATGTTGGAGACGATGTACCTTTAAAATTTATTGATCAAAAGGGATTCTCAACAAGAGCTGGATCAGCAGAGGACGTCTCTCAATTTAATTTTGTTGAATCGAAAACCTATACAGGAGATTATAGAAAATTAGTAAGAGGTAATTATTGCCCATTTTTAGCAACAAATGGGCAATTAGATGACAATTGTATTTATAATATTCGTATTAGTAATTATTCTAGTGTTTTTATAGAACAATATTTTGGTATCCGAGCAAACGATCAATCAGCATATTATGCAGTTAGTGATAGATACCAATTAAATTTAGATTCTAAAGAAGATTATGTTGTTGATGTTTATAGAGGAGATTGTTTTACTAATACTGTCACATTACGTTTACAACGTAACTTTATTGATTCTGATGCTCCTGTAACAGAAATGATTTTAGATCCGAATACATGACGAGATCACTATAGTGGAACTACTTCAATGTCTAAAGAATCTTGAGGTGATATTAACCGAGCAGATGTCAATACTGTTCCAATTGGTTCTTGAATTACTTTTAAAGTATTATCTAATTATAATTTAGGACTAAGATCAGAGGATAGCACTCATACCGAAGAAGCAGCATTAATGGGAAATGATAGAAGTTTTTATCCTCTTAAAAGTACTAATACTTTTTCGTCAGGCAAAATTCCTGAAAGTTTTATACTTAACGAAGGATATAATGTTTCTTTAAGTGCTAAACGTTATCAAATTGTGCCAGATATTCCTTATATTAAAGAACTTTTTGATACTAGAATTATGTTCAGTAATGTACAAGTTGAAGATAGTTTTCAAAACGCATATAGAATATTTCAAGGATTATCTTATAAGGACTTAGATAGACAATATGGTGCAATTGTAAAATTATTACCCTGAGGAGTCAATTTATTTTGTGTATTTGAACACGGACTTGGAATAATTCCAATTAATGAAAAGGCTTTAATAGCAACAAATACAGGGCAACCAATTCATATGTATGGAGCAGGAGTAATACAAAATCAAATTACTTTGATTTCCCCTGATTTTGGAAGTACATGAAAAGAATCAATAGTTCGTACTCCATTAGGTGTTTATGGAGTAGACGCTTATGCAAAAAAAATATGGCGATTTAGTGAAAATAAAGGTTTAGAATTACTTTCAGATTTTAAAGTACAACGCTTTTTAAATGACAATATTGATCTAAAGGAAAGTGAAAAATATCCAATTATTGGAGCACGCAACATTAAAACACATTTTAATATGTATAAAGGTGATGTTATGTTTACTTTCTATAACAGTAATAAAACTTGGTCGTTGTGTTATAATGAGCGTTTAGATAAATGAATTACTAGTTATACTTGAACTCCATTATATTCTGCAAATATAAATAATATATTTTATTCATTAGACAGAGATAGAGCTAAATTAATAGGAACAGTATATGCAAGTAGTCAAGTATCAGGTATAAATCTAGCAGAAGCTGTCTGAAAAAAGAAAGAAACAGGCTGAACAAACTTCGAAACAACAATTAATTATAACTCTAAGCTATTCTCGGAATATCGATACCGTATCAACTCTATAACAACTTATTCTATTCCAAATAATGTAGATGAGCAGTACCCTAAAATTATTTGAGAATATGATTATCAAAAGGCTTCAGATGAAGTTCCTGCAGAATTAATAAAAATTTTTGGCGATAACGTAGTTAAATATGATAAAACATACAATGGTTATGTATTATCAATAGATGAAAACAATATAACAAAATTAAAGATTCAACTTTCTGCAATGCAAGAACAAACTTCATCTGGAAGTATGCGTTTCAAATATTTTGATTTGGTATTTAATATAACTGTATTTCCAATTGTTAAAACACAATCAAGTGAATTTGATATTTGAGGTTCTACAGTTACTCAAAACATAGCAGTTATTGTTAATCGGTCTGAATTAGAAAGTATAGAACAAGATGATTATGATCAATTTTTGTCTAATTATTTCTTTGTTCATGGTAGAGCTGGAATATTTGATGATATAAACTACTTTGATGAAGATTTAGATAATCAAATATCTCCAACTAAATGATATAATAGACAGCACCCATTTGAATTTGAATTTGTAGTAAATAATTTAACAGGATTGCACAAGATATTTAATAATCTTGTGATTATTTCAAATAATGCCGAACCTGAATCTTTTGAATTTGAAATAATTGGAGACGCTTATGATTTTAATAAGGTAGGGATATATAAGGCAGATACTTTTGCAAATAGTATTGCTGATAAAAATAACTATATTTGGGGAGACGATAACCCTTGACGTCCTATCCGAGACACAAATAAGAGTTATAAACGTTCTCAAAACTTCAATATATATAATCAAGATGTACAATGAAATGTTAAAGTTAATTGAGATCCAATATTAAATCAATATAGTTTAATTATTCCTCAAGAAGCTAAAAATATAGTTAAATACGGAAGAGTCAAAGGTAATATTCAATATCGAGAGGATTCTTGACATCTTGTTATTAAACCTATTTTGTATAAAGAGGATATTAAACTTCAAGAGAATGTTCCTACTGAAAGTGATATACAATCAACTAGAATTAGAGATAAGTTTTTAAAAGTAAGAGTTAAATATTCAGGAAAACAGTTAGCTATTATTACAGGATTAAAAACTTTAATGACATTAAGTTATTCATAAAATGGATGACGCACAACAATTAAATACAGTTGCTTCTTTAATGGGAGGACAGCTTCCGAGTTTAAAATTTAATGCTCCTTCTATAAAATCATTATCTTCAATTACTTCTGGAGTTTCTAACTCAGTTATTCCTAGAAATTCTTTTAAGTGAAATAATTTAGGAAACATTAATGGATTAACTACTGCTACATCTGTTCTAGATAGTGTAGTCCCTAATAATTTAGATGCTAGTCAAAAAGCAATGAAATCATCTATGAAATCAATGTTATCTTTAGCTGGGCCTGTTGGAGTTGGCATTAACCTTATAGATAGTGGTTTAAATACAATAGGTGCGATTGCAGGATTACAATTAGATAAAATGGATAATGTTGCAGCATCTAGAGCGGGGGTTAGTAGTGCAGGATTAAATAATACTCTTATGTCAATTCCTGTTGTTGGAGCGCTTAGTGGATTTATGGCGGGTAAAACACATAAGTCATATAAGTCTGGAGAGATAGACGATATGCGAGGAGCATATGGTGGATCTGCTGGAGATATCGATGCAGCTCAAAACTTGGGAAATAAACGTTTTTTATTTGGAAAAAGAAAAGCAAATAGATTTATTGATCAAGCTAATAGATATAATGAATTAATTACAGACGTATCTACTGAAAATAAATTAAGAAAACAAAACACTTATGGAAGTGATTTAGCTAGTCAAAACTATATACGTTTTCAAGGTTTAAATCCAAATAGGATGCTAGTAGGAAAAACAGGAATGAAGATACCAGTGTTAGAAAAAGCTAGAGAAATACTATTAAATTTAACAACGAATTTACCAATATATAAAACTGGAGGTAAACTAAACATAATTGTTGAAGGTTCGTTACATGCACGAAAAAATAATTTAGAAAATACTAACTCAAATTTAAAAGGATGTATTACTAAAAAAGGTATTCCTGTCATTTCATATTCTGATGGTAATATTATACAACACGCAGAAATAGAAGGCGGTGAATTAATACTAAATAAAGAGCTAACAGAACAACTCGAACAATTATATAAAGAGGGAACTGAAGAAGCAATGATTAAAGCTGGTAAGTTATTATCCATAGCTTTGATAAAAGATACTGAAGATAAAACAAAATCTATTTTAAATGAAACAAATAACAATCGAAATAGAAGATAAAGAATATGAAGTTCTAGTAGCTGAAACCGAAGAAGAGAAAGTAAAAGGTTTACAAGATGTTATTGAAATGGACGATGATGAAGGAATGTTATTTGTATATGATAATCCGCAGCATGTAGATTTTTGGATGAAAGATACAGAAATACCTTTAGATATTGTTTTTATCGATGAAGACGAAGAAGTAATATCTGTTAAACAGGGGATTCCGTTTTCAGAAGAATTTATAAGTGAAGATAATGTTAAATACGTTTTAGAAGTAAATCAAAACTCAGGGATAAAACCTGGAGATGATGTTGACTTTGATGATGAAGACTGAGAAGAAAGTCTGTCTACAATGCATGTAATTGGATCTGATGGAACTTCTCAATTTGAATTACTCGGAGGAGAACGTATTTTTAGTAGACCAAATACTAGAATATTAGTTAAAGGCGCTCGGCGAGCATATAAATCTAAAAAAGATTCAGACTACAAGCGTCTTGGGAAACAAGTCTTTAAATATTTAAAAATACAAGATAATAACGATCCTAGTTATGTAGAAATGAAAAAAGCCCGGGAAAAATACTCGGCTTTTCGACTAACCTATTTGTTTTATATTATTAATGTAGCATCTCCGTAGAGAATGAAATACATTCTGATTATTATTTTTAGGTTATAGTGCAAATATAATAAAAAATAGTTAACTTTCAAAAAATCGAGAATTAAACTATTTTTACTTTGTATTTACTGAAAATATTACTAATTTTGAAAATCAAATATCAGAATAGATGCAATTGACAAATGGTTAGAGATATTTAGTAAATAACAATATAAATTAAAAATTTTAAGTATGCTTATAAAAAAATTTCAATCAGGTGGCCAAATGCCTGCTGGACAAGTACAACCAGCACCAGAACAAACTGTACAAGATCCTTTAATGGAACTATATCAACTTGCAGTACAAGCTTTACAAACTCAAGATTGCCAAGCTGCAATGGGAGTTTGCCAAGGGTTTATAATGATTGTACAACAAGCTCAAAATGGAGCAGGAGAAGTTGGCGCACCACAAGGAGAACCTGTATTTAAAAAAGGTGGTAAAATGAAACGTAAAGGTGGTTGTAAGAAGTAATACAACAGATAAAATGGAAGATTGGATCTGTTCTAGTCTTCCATTTTTAATATATAGCTACAATAATTATGTCACAAGTAATAAGAAAATTTGATAATGGGGGGCCAATGGCAGTAGCAAGTAATCAAATGCCCCCTAAGAGAGGTCACTTGATAATTGATGGAACTTCGTATGATGCAAATAACGAAGGATTTATAGATCAATTATTAAATTTTGGCAAATCTAACTTAAATTCTTCTCAACAGCCATATTTTAAAGGAGTTATTGATGCTTTAAATCGAGGTGAAGACGTTACATTCAGTTCATTAAATAATGAGGTTAGTCCAAATGTTCAATTACAAGGTTTAAATAACAGACAGGAACGTCGAATGAATCGTGATCGTTCTAAAGCTGGAATGTGATTTGATTCTATATTTGGTTCAAAAGTAGATAACGCTGCTAGAGCTTTAGATTCATTGCGAAACTTTCGGTATATTGCTCCAGAAGCACCTAAAGCACAACCTTTAGAAAAAACAAATATTAATTTTACAGATAGATATATAGACTATATTACTGACAAAAATGGAAAAAAGATATATTCTAATCGTCCATCTAATACAGCTATAATTAGTGATATTAATAATCTTATTAATTATTTTGAATTAGGAGATAAAGGAGACGAATCTTATAATGTATCTGGAATTAATACTAATGCGGTTAGAGATTATTATAATAAATATAGTGGAGAATTAGCTGCAATTAGAGATAGAATTCAATCTGGAACATTAACTGAAAATGACTGAAAAGTATTAAATGATCTTCGTATTCTTCAAAATCAATCAAATGAACAAATACTTACTTCTCAACAACAAGAAGAAATTGAGTCTCAGAAAATTCGACAGGCTCTAGGATTAAAGAAGGATACTTGAAAAGATGCAAAATTTTCAAATATTAACGGAAGAATAAGAATAGATAATTGACAAGACTTGTTTAATGGGTATGATAAGGCAGTATTTACAGAATCGTCTCCATTAGCTGGAACTAAATATCAAAATTGATTTGGGTACAATGGATTTTTATATTCTCCAGAAGAAGTAGAACGAAATGTAGATAACATCGGAACTATTTTTCAGCCATTTAGAAATGCCTGAAATAAGTTTGATTTTGATGCAATTAATTCAGCAGGAGTACAATACTGACCAAATAATGTTACATGAAGTGAATTTAATAGAGAACAACATTATCATCCTACACTGTGAACTGCTACTCGAAATGTTAAACTAAATCCAGGGCAATCTTTATATGCAACAACATTAAGTAACGCATATGATTTACCAAACGGAGCAAGTTTACAGGCATATATAAATCCTAATGATCCTAGACATTTATCAGGTATCCCTCAAAAAATTCATTATATTGCTTATGATCCTAATAGAGAAAATACCGATGGATCACATTACTTTGAATATACTGATGCATCACAAATTCCGTATAAATTGCGTTCTGCAATTAATCAAGGAAATCCTGCAAAGTTTAATCGTTTTAATTGACAAAAAGTTTCTAATAATTTAAAAGTAGCTCGTTACGGAGAACTTATAGATCAAAACGATAAGATTAATTATGGAATTTATAGAGGTGATGACGGAGCTATTTATATACAAGTTGGGAATGATTATAAACAAGTTAAAAACTTAGATTTATTTAGTGCTATAAAGGATAGAAGAGTTCCAGCTACTAGAGCTAATATAAATATGTTATTTGAAGGTCCAAAAGGGAGTTCTAATGAATATAAAGGACGTACTGCCTTACAACAGGCTAATGCAAATTACGTTCAACAGCAATATAAAACTGGAGGTAAAATTCCAAAATATCAATTTGGAAATGTATTTAAAGAAATTACAACTAAAGGCGTAAACTCTGAACCTAAGCAAACTGTTATTAATAATCTATCAGATATTACACAAGGAGCATCTGTTAAAAATATCTTTAAAGAAGGAGAACTAACACCTGCAGATAAATGACAGTTAGGAGCTATTGCTGGAGATTTAAGTGCTTTGATTGCTTCAATTCCAACAGGAGGAAATCCAGTTGCTGCAGGATTAGGATTTGGTTCAACAATTTCACAGTTTGTTAGCGACGTAAAGCGTGACGGTCTTGATTGAGGTGATGCTGGAAGAGCATTGGGTAGCTTAGGATTAGATGCGATTACTTTAATTCCAGGTGTAGGAATTGCTGGAAAAACAGCTAAAACAATTAAAGTTCTTAAAAATTCTGCTAAATTAATTGGTAGTACTTTTGCAGCCGCAGGACTTGTAAATGCGGCACAATCGTTATCTAATTTAACAGAAGATGGAAAAGAATGAACTATAGATGATCTTAGAAATGTTGCAACTGGTTTACAATCTGTGATAGGATTAAAACGTTTAGCATTTGATAAACGTTTAGCAACTAAAAAACTTCCAAAAGAAAATAAGGTAACGCCAGTTAATAATATAGAAACAAGAAAACAAGCTTTAGTTGATGAAAAACTAAAAAATGATGCCACATTAGCTGAAAAATATGTTGGAGAGAATGGAAAAGTTGATTATGATAAAGCAAGTAAAGAATTAATTAGTAAATCAGAATTAGCAAAACTAAATGTAAGTACAATAACAGATTCTGCTAAACAAAGAGGTAAAAAGTTTGTTAACCGTTTCAAAGCAGCTCCAAGGGAGATTAGAGAAGCACAATATACTGCGAAAGGCTTTTGACCACGTATGATGCAAACTATGCGAAATAGAGCAATTGCTCGTTATCAAATAGATAACCCCGACAAGTTCGGAACAAGATTTGTTATTGGATCTAAAGAAAGTGGATGAACTGGAGAACAGGTTCCTGTATATGGACAGGTGCGAAATAATACAACATTAAATAATGGATTTTTATTGTTTCATTCACCTTATGCTGGAAGAGAACAATCCTTTACACCTATTGGTTTATCAAAAAAAGCAACAGAAAAAGCTATAAAAAATCAAATAGTTCCAACTAAAATACAGGATGGTCTAGACAGTGAAGGCAATTTAACTTATAGATATTTTGTAAATACACCTCGCGGTACAGAATACGAAACTGATGATATGAAGGAATTAATACAATATTTACGTTCACATAAAAGTGGAGGTAAAATCCAGAAATTTGCTCCTGGAGGATTATTTGATTTTGTTTCAAAATTAGGACGAGGAACTCAAACAATAAATGCAAAACTTCCAAAAATTGATCAGGATAGTCTATATAGTTTAACAGGATTAATAGGATCAAGAGTTTATAATCGTAAATTTCATGATGAAATAGAAAAGGGAATTAGATCTGGATACAATGCTACATTAAGTGCACCTCAAGAAATTTACGATAGTTTTAATACTTATGGAGTACCTATTGCTTATGAAAATAAAGCAGTTAGAGAAGAAAACTATAAACCTGTCACTTCTGATGCTGTATTAGCAAATGCTTTAGAACAACAAGGTCAATCCCAAGCAAATCAAACTCGATTGGAAGGAAGATTAAAAACTTCTGAATTATTTAGCGATTATTTAAACAGAAATAATGATTTAAAAAGACGTTATGCTCAAGTAAGAGCAGATGTCGCTAATCAAAATAGACAAATAATTGCTAATGTTAATATGCAGTTAGCACAAAATAAAGCTTCCAAATTAGCTAACGATTTTACATCCTTTAATAATTGATTAATGGAAAAAAGAGCTAAAAATGCATTAAATGAAGAAAAACGTAATGCTATTAATTCAACTTTATTGCAAGGAAAATTAGAACACGAGTTAAGCGGACAAATGAGAGATTTGATGAAGCCTTATAGAGACCAGTTTGATACCTGATATAAAGATGATGCTAACAAAGACATACGAGATAATTATTCCTTTGAAAGCTGATTAAGTGAATATAAACCTGAAGAATATAATAGTATCCAAAATCAACTTTATAATTTAAAGGTTAAATCATTAATTCCTTACTATAATTCATTGTTTAAGCGTCCACAATTTAATGCGGAAACATATACTAACGTTTTATCTCAAAGAAAAGGAGGAAAAGTAAGTTCATATAATCGTTATCACAGACCTGCACACGAAGAAATATGAATACAACAGAATAAGGCTGCTAATGAAGCAGTTAAATCACTTAATAATAATATAGTTAGATTATTTATAAAAGCAACATCTCATGAAAATAAGAAAATATAATGCAGGGGGTATATACTATACCCCCTTTATTCCTAATAATGCATATGAGAATGTTCAAGGAAATATATCTACTGATACTTCAAATAATACCTTGTCAAATGATGATACATTTACAAAAGAGGCATTAGAAATTATATCAGAAAATGGAATTCCAACAGATGTAGATACATTTTTGCGTCAAGCAAATGCTGTATTAGATAAAAGTAAAAATTTTTCTGCTAACTTATTTGGGGCGGCTAATCAAAGTTATAATGTTTCAGATATTATTAAACTACGTTCATTAGCAAATAGAACTAAATTTAATAAACAGTTATATGATGCTGCTACAGAACAGTTATCCAAAGAAAGATCGTGAGCAGAAGCAGCTGTTGATGATAAAGGTAGAATGTATGTATATTCTGAAAATGATGGAATTTCAACAGTAGATCCTTCAGAATATTATTCTAATAAAGATAAATACCAAGCTTTAACTAATTCACAGCTCTTAAGTTTAAGAGAACATCAACCTGAATTAGCATATCGACAAGATATATTAAATAATCTTTCTAATTCAGTTGGAATGGAAAGTATTGTTAATTATCTGAAAGGTGTTATAAAAGATTTTGGAACTAAAACGATTGAAGGATATACCTTAAAAAACAAGGAACAAATCGAAGATGGTTTTAGAAGTTTATTAATGGGAGGACCCGATGGATATTATAAAATAACAAATAAAGATCAGGGTACAGAAAGAGCATTAGAGTATCTATATACTACACTTCCTAGTAATATGTTACATGCTTTAAGAGTTAAAACTGCAGCAGAAGGTGGAAATCCAAATTCAAAAACAGAAGTATTAAATTTACTCGGATTAGCGTTAGCTGAACATACTACACATTCTAGAGAATTAGCATTCCAAAAAGAAATGACTGATAGTTTAAGTAGTGGCAGTGGTAGTTCTAAAAAACCAGATGAAACAGAGCTTAGTCAATTAGAAGCTCTTGCAAATGGAAGAATTATTGAAGGTCGTCAAATGTTACTAAGTCCAGCAGATTCAAAAATAGCAATTAGTGCTTATGCTCAATCATATGGTGCTCCTGTAGATAAAAATGGCAATATAGTGCCTCAAACTAATTTACAACAATTACTTGATAAAGCAGATATCGGGAAAATTGTAGATAAATCATCTATATATTTTGGAGATCAAAAAGTGAGGGATATAGATATTAATAAAGTATTGTGAGACGGTACGAGTCAGGTTAATAGAGTGCTACTTCCATATACTATTGAGCAAGATGGATCATATAAACCTGATTTTGAATCTCAAGAACGATTTGAAGAATTTCAAAAATTTTTAAACGATTTCCCTGATATTACTAATGTTGAAAAATTTGAAAAGGCGAAAACTCTAGGTTTAGATGTAACTTATGATTCACAAACAGGAAATTTTGTATTTAATACAAACGCAGTTAAACCATTTATTATAATGACTGGGTATGCAAGTAGTAGAGTAATGCCTTTAGATGAAGATTCGAAATGAATTAGCCATTTACCTACAGAACAAGGTGAAGAAATTACCGATTATTATGATACGCAAATCAATTATGGAGAGAGTTTCTCCACTAAATCTAAAAAACCAGCAAATGAAGCTAAGTCTAGTAGGTGAAGTATGTATAAATCTTCTATATTTATGCCTATTGTAGATACAAAAATAGCGACATATCAATCAAATAATGAATTAGTTCCAACATCTAACTATAGAGATATATTAAATCAAGCAATTGCTAAACGTAATCAAAATGCAATAAAAACAAATTTTTAATTTAAGCAATAATATGGAGAATAAGAAGAACGATTGGTTTGCAACACTGCTATTCCAACCTAATATGACTCTACAGGATTTTGCTAATAATGATATTACTCCAGATAATACAAGTATAAATACTAGAGAATATTATAAAAATATTCCTGAAGTAATTGATGCTTTTAAAAATGAGAATGGACAATTTGATGAAAATAAATTTAATCGTTTCTATCAGAGTGCCTTAACTGTCTATAATGATTATGCAAATAATAAGTTTGAAAATAAACTCTTAGAAACTTATGAATATGATCCATTCGATTATTTTGCTCCTGCAGGAAGTAAAGTAAAAGATAATTTGCCTTCAATACAAAAGGTTGCAAATCCTGAAAGACGTTCTGCTGGATTAGAATATGTATTTGGTAGAGGTAATCAAACAATGAGTTTTAGAGAAATAGCTCAACAGAATAAAGTATTTAATTGAGAAACTCAGAAGTTTGAAGATTGAACTCCAAATGAAAAAGGTGGAATTTGAAAAGCTTTAAATAGACCTACATTAGTATTAGCTACATGAGATGAAGATGGAACACATGTAGTTGATGGACGAACGTTACAGCATAAGAAAGGAGATCTCAAATTTAATGAAGATGGAGATACTTATTATGAAACATTAGGTAATCGAGAAATATATGGTAAGCAAGTTTTAGGTATTGAAGATACTTTAACAGTAGACGGATCTGCGTGAAACAAATATGATTTTTTTGATTCTGATGGTTTAGATAAAAGTTTAGGAGGAACTATATCAAAACTAGTATTTAAGGTAGGTCCTATGTTAATACCATATGTTGGATCAGTGTATGGAGCTTTATCTGCAGGAACTGAATTAGCGCAATTAATTCCTACTTTAATGAAAAGTATTAACGGAATTATTGGAGGAGATAATGATTCAGATTTTATTAAAAAATTAAATCAAATAGAAGGTTATGCAGCTAGGTTTGATTCTAACGTTTCTGATTATTCTCAACAAAATATGTTTAGTTGAGAAAATCTTGGAAAGATGATTGAAGATACATCTTTACAACTTTTCCAACAAAGAGTTATTGGACAAATACCAAGAATTTTAACTGGAGCTCCAGAATCAGTTCGAGTACAAAAATTAGGTAGAAATCTAGCACTTGCTTATATGGCAGGTACATCTTCTCAACAAGCTTATTCAGAATTTAAAAATGCTGGAGCAACTGATGCTGTTGCAGGTTTAGGTATGTTAAGTGTTATGGGAGGAATGTATGGATTAATGAATATGGATTACTTTAGAAATTTCTTATTTAAAGGAACATATTTAGACCAAAATCCTGCTAAGAAAGCAGTTAAAGATTTAGCGCAAGAAGTAAAAGAAAACTTAACAAAATGATCAGTTACAACTCCTAAACAAGCTGCTAATTTTATTGTTAGAGGAAAACAATTCTTTCAAAATCAATTTGCAAAGTATAGTAGTAATGAATTAGTTGATTCTGCATTAAATGAAGCAACAGAAGAGGTAATGGAAGAAGTAACTTCTGATTTAACCAAAGCTTTGTTTGCTGCAGGAGATGCTTTAGGCATTGATATGACTGAAAGTGAAAGACGTTTAGATTTTGGTTGATCAGCTAGCGATGCTGCTCAACGTTATGCTATGTCTTTCTTTGGAGGTGCAATTGGAGGACCCGTATTTCAACTACATGGAAAATGACAAAATAGATTACACGGAATTAGTAGTAATTTAGCTACTACATCTGATAATCAAACTGCTCAAGAAATTGTTTATTTAATACGTCAAGGACGTACTGATGATATAAGAAATGAATTAGCTCGTTTACATAAAAAGGGCAAATTAGGCGATGTAAACTTATCAGGAAAAACATATGAGTTAGTAAACACTGGAGATGAAACTCAAATTAAGTTTCATAATGCAGAGGAGGGAGAAAGTCAAAACGATGTTGTATATGATCAATTACTTGATTACATTGATAGAGTAGATAAGTTAATGTCATCAGAAGGTTTAAAAGTATCTGATGAAACATTAAAAAAACTTCAAGTATATGATCAAGAAGGGAGACCTTATGACAAAGTAGCTGAAGCTGTACTAGCATCAGGAGTTACTACACAAATATTTAGTGATTTTAATAACATTACAGAACAAATTGTTCGTAAATCTGCAGAATTATCTAAATTAAATCAACCTACTCCAAACACTCCTATTACTAATGAAACGCAAAAAGCAATTGCAGAACAAAATGCACAAAATTTAGAAATACAAAAATTAAATCAAGAAATCAATAATTTACGTGCACGTAGAGACGCTATATTAAATGGAGAACGTACTGGATATTATTTTGGACAAGCTATTTTTGCAACTAATAGTGCTATAAATCAGGCATTTGTAAATATGGGTCTGCACGATTATGTAAAAACCATGTATGGAAAAGACTTAGATTTACTAAATGAAGATTTACAAAAAACGGCTAAAGAAAACTTTAGTGCATATACGCAATTAGATGAAAAAGCTAAAGTTTATAAAGCATACGATTTATTTTTAAATTTAAGTCAACAGTTAAAAGACTCTCTACTAAAAATAAATGACGAAACAAAAGTTGCAGATAATATATACGGTTTACGTTATTCTACATTAGGTAGAATTGCAAATAACTTAGATGCTATTAATGCTAAAATAGAGGAACTTAAAAGTAATGAGGAAAAAAATTCTGAGGAAATAAATAGACTAATTTCGGAAAAAGAAATACTCCAGAATATTCAAAAACAATATACTGAAAATACAGCATTACTTATTGCTAATCCGATATCTACTGAAGGACAAGATATATTACATCGTCCAATATCATCTACAACAACTGATATAGATAGTTATGCTCAGTCAATATTAAATTTTTATAGTTATCTAAAAAATAATAATTTATCAGCAGATTTTGGAGATTTAGACGTATTAACTTTATTACGCTCTGTTAAAAAACAGCAAGACGAAAATAGTTTGTCTTATAAACAACGTTATATTACCTGACTTCAAAATTTATATAAAAATAATCCCGACTTAGAGTTAATGGGAAATCCAGTTTCATTTGACTATAGTATAACTGGATATGAAAACTTCAATAATTTGTTAGATGAATTACAAGCATCTTTAGATGAGGATCCTGAACAAGTGTTATCTAAATTTGCTGAAATAAGGAATCAATTAGAACAAACTGATTTAGATGAAAATCAAATTGAAGATTTCTTTAATTATGTATTTCCAAGAATTGGAACTTATCGTTTAGATGAATATTTAAATGAATATTATAACATTAGATCCCAAGTTAAGGCGTCTCCTATATATGAATTATTGAATGTATTTGCAATTAGTTTAGGTGGGCAACCTAGCCAATTATTAAACATTATTGCAAATGAACATAACAAATTTATAGCAAGTAAAAACATTAAAGATTATATTATTCAGGATAAAAACGCTAAAACTCAATTAGAACAATTATTATTATTTCTTAAAGGAATAAAATCTATATTAAATGCTAGTGTAAACTTTGATGGAGAAGGTATAAATAATTCTATTAATAAATACCTAGGAAATTTATCTTTACCTGAAATTGATTTTGAAACATTTTATAATCTATCAAACGATATTGAATTATTAGAAAATAAACTAAATATTTTACTTGAAGTATCACAGAAAAATCAAGAACAAAAAGCTCGCGTTCAAAAAGATATTACAATTAATATGAAACAATTATTTGTTAATTCTTTAACAAATGAGAATAGTCTTATTAAACAAAGAGTATTTGATATGTTTCATATTGATTTAAATGAAATTTGAAATAAGTATAAACCTACAGAAGAAGTTACTGAAGAAAATTTTAATACTTTTGAGGATTCAGCAATTAAATTTGAGACAGAGGTATTTGAAACGATTTATGAACAGAAACTTACTAATGATGATTTAGCGAATAAATTAATTGCATTATTTGACGATAAAGAGTTGTATAAACAAAAATCTACTGATCTAAATACTAATAAGGATAATATTATAACTGATTATGATGTATTAATGTATTTAGCATCTATTATGATTACTCCGAGCCAAAATTTTTATGCAGCTCTAAAACCAATTATATCTAGTGATGAGTTTGATAAAATTCCAATTTTTTCACAGGAACATGCTGTAAGAATCGGATACGCAATGAATTACAACAAGGAACTATTTAATAAAATTATTAATAGTTTAGTTCCAAGTAATCCAAATTTAAGCGACTATATTAAAAATAAATTAAAGCTATATAATTTTTATTGCACATTTGGAGGAGCAGGAACAGGTAAAACTACTGCTGTAGGTTATTTATTAAAAACACTGTTTAATGAAACAAGTTCCTTTATTTCATTAGCTCCAACTTCTGAGCAAGCTAGTAAGTTAGCAACTTCAATTAAAGCAGATAATAGTAAAATATTTAATAAAGCTGATTTTATTAAAGCTATTCTTGGAAGAGAGTTAACTACCGATGATTATGAATTACATAATGATTATATCACGTTAAAAGACTTTATAATTCCAAAGGTAACTAGTTTATTTGATAATACTCCAAATAAAATTTTATTTATTGATGAGATAAGTCATTTTACTCGCCCTGAATTAGAATTAATATCCAATTGAGCTATTACAAATAATGTAATGGTATATGCATTTGGAGATAAAAAACAAGATAGTTCTATAATTACAATTAACTCAAAAACTGTAGTTGGAGGAATTGAAGATACATATCTAATTAAATCTCCAAATCTAACCGCTACTTTACGTCCAAATAATATTGCAAAAAATGATAATTATATAACATTAAATGCAATATTAGAAAAAGGAATTAAATACTATGAAGATAATCCCGATATTGATTCAATCCAGTTGTCGAATCATGCAAAATCTTATTGAAATAGCGGAATTAAATTAGAATATTACGAAAACAATAATACTTTTGTTGGAGAAAAAATTGTAGATACAAATGATCAACTTTTAGACTATATTAACAAATTATCACATCTATCAAACGATATAGCAATCATAACAGATAATCCTAAAAAATATACAGGATTGCCACAAAATGCTAAAGTTATTAATTTAGATGCAGTTCAAGGATCTGAATTTGACTATGTTGTTATTGATAAAGAATGAAGAAATAAAGCTCAAGAGTGAGGTACATTACGTAATCTATATACTTTAACACAACGTTCAACACTAGGATCAGTTATATTAGATAGTGATAAATATCTTAGAAATACTTTAAATATAACTACACAGTTTGATGAAACGGTTAATAATAACATTGAAATTAAACAAAATGATATTGACGCGTTTAAAAATTGAAGACTACGATCGCTTTTAAATATTGAAAGTAATCCAGTATATTCTAACTTAACTTATGAACTAGAGTTTTCTACGCCTGAAACTCCTATTGCTCAAACAACAATTGATAAAGATCAAAAGGAGAATCAACCTACAGTAGTAAATACTCCTATTGATAAATCTCAAAAATCAGAACCAACTATTGCTAATAGTGATATTGGTGAACGTAATCTAAACGAAACCCAATTATCATCTCAAAATACAGTTCCGTCAGAAGAAATTCCACTAGAGAATGCAATTGAAGATACTGTTTCTGAGACAAATTTAGAATCTAAACCAAAAGTTTATTCTAAAACTGATGAGAGTACTTCTATTGTAAAAAGTGCTCCATTATTAAGACCAAGTAATACAGATATAACAATAGAGTCTGATTTAACCTTAGATTGATTTACAAATAATTTATGAGATTATGATGTAAATGAGAATGATAAATCTATTTATAAACAATTTGAATTTAGAAAATCTATTCCTAAATCAAAGTATATACAGTATGTTTATCGTTTATCAAATTATTTTTTACATGGGCATTATAAAACACATAATCAAACAAAAAATCGTTTAGAAATTTCATTAAATCAATTAGCTCCTAGTAATAGAAATAAAAATAAAGCTATTGTTAATTCGTTACAAGATGCTAAGTTAAAGATTGTTCCATATAATAGGGGTAAACAAGGATTATTGGTAGCCGATATATCAATTAATGATAATAAAAGAATTAGAAGTGTACGCATTCCAATTCTTTTAACTATTAATAGTTTTGGAGACTACAATGGTGATATTAAAATGGTCCAAGATATAACGTACGATTCCGATGGCATAGTAAATCGAGATGTTTATAACTTAAATGCTAATAATTATTTTACAATACTTCCCTATTATATTACCTTTGTAGTTAAAGATGAAGAGTTAGATTCTATTAAAGATGAACGCACTCGCACCGTTGCAAAAGCAATTACTGGTAAGGCAATGGGTTTAATTAGTAGTGATCTTATGCTTAATAGTATGGAATTTAAGAAGGATATGCACCCAACTTTAGATTCTGAAAATAACGTTACGTATTTAGTTCAATCTGATGCTCGATTTGTATTATTTGGAGTTCAACAAGTAAAGCAATTATCTGAAATTATTACAGATTCTAGAGCTAAAATAGCAGAAAGACAAACCGCATTAGATCAGGCTAAAAAATTAGGCGAACCAATAAATAAAGTTTATGCTGAATATGCAAAACAGAAGCATCAAGTTGTTTATACTACTAGAGCAGGACAAATTACAACGGAAATATTAAACTTAGCAAAATCTAATTCAGGAATAAGAAAAACTCTATTTAATAATTTAAGATTGCATATAACTAAGGAAAGAGATAATCAATCTAATAGAACTCCTAAAGAAAGTAGTTATAAAAATGTTCCTGGAATTATGTTTACACTAAATTATTTGAACAAGAATTCAGGACAAAATGAAGTAAAATCATTCTTAGTAAAACAAGAATATGATCAATTTGTATTATATAGTCTCGACAATAAAAAAATTAAAAGTATTGATAAGAAAATAACTTCTGTTTCAAGTAATTCAATTGATAATCTTTATTTGTTAATTGAAAAATTAGGAGATATGTATGAATTAAATTTTAGAGAATACATTGATCCTAAAACATTACAGACTTACTTAGTTCGATATAATTATCAACGATACATAGAGTCTAATGGAGCATATAAGTGAGTTCCAGTTAATTCTGTGTGAGGATATACAGCAAGTGAAACATTAGATGCGCTATCTGTTGGAATTGAAAATTTAGATGTTCTTAATGATATTATAACAACATCTAGTCTATTTAAAAATGGCATTTATGCACAGGATCATAGAACCGAAGAACCGATTGCTCAATATATATTTGGCCTAACAGATCCTCGTAAAGACTATAAAGTAGATATATCTAAATTTCATGGACCTATATATGCAATTGATAAAACACAAATTATTAAAACATCTATTCAACAAGAAGAAATTAATCAACAAAAAGAACAAGTTGAACAATTAAATAGATTTAATACGTTTTTAAAAGAAAATAATCTATCTCCTGAGACTAATTTAGATATTAATCAAAATATTGAAAAAATTAATGATAGATTAAAACGTTTAACTAACGATATCACATATTCTCAAGTAGAAATAGATTCTATAACAGGTGAATATAGGCTTATTACTGTAAAGGATATTGATAATCTAATTAAAAATAAATTAGAAAACGCAAATTTACCTTCAAATAATTTTGTTCGGATTCAGGATAATCCAACATATACTTTGAATTTTATTCCATTTTATATATCTTTGCAAAATGAAACTAGTGGATATACAATAACAAAGATCAATAATAAGTGAGAATTACTTAGATTTGATTCATTTAACAGTTATAAACAAATGTATGAATACTTTATTAGTATTAAAGATATAATACCTTCTAATATAAGAAAGTCTATAACAAACTATTTAAGTGATCTATTTTCTAATAAAGAAATATCTGCTGAAACAGCTAATATGTATTATCAAATATTTAAACAACCTGAACTATTAGGTGAAAACTTGCTTATATTAGATGAATATGTTCAAAATTATTTATTAGAAAGATTAAAGAATAATGAGTGCTAAATGTAATTACTCTGCAAAATTTTTGCCGTTAGTAAAACGGATGCAAACAACTAAACCTGAATCATTTAAAGAGTTTCTAGATGAATTCTTTAATGACTCAGATAGGTTATATAATATGTTTACGGAAGGTGCTGTTATTAGCACCTCTCCGTTAACTATTAATAACATAGATCAAGTAGATAATAAACTAGGATTAAAATTAAATACAGAAACTGATTCTACCCCTGATTTTTACATCGGAAATAATGGACAGTATTCAAATATGTTAAGACAATTTCGAGCTAAATTAATCGAAAGTTCTATATTTAATAGATATTCTGGGGAGTTTATTAATGCTAATGAAAAGAAACAAGAATTTGATATCACTTTTTTAAATGATTCTATTTTAAATTATAAAAAAACATTAGCTTCTAATATTTCAAAATATTTAGGTAATTCTGAATCTATAACATTAAATTTAGAGAATCTTGCAAATTTTGATAATAGAGTTTCAGAAATATTAACTAATTTTGAAACTGTATTTAATTCAGAATTAATTGATCGTAATAGTGCTTTTAATAATGCATATGACGCATATGTAATTTTAACTCAGTTTGATAAGTTATTGCAGAGTGAGATTCCGTTTATTACTATTAATCCAAAATATACAAAGACAAATTCGTCTTATGTAGATCGTTATATATACAGAGGTCCTAATGTAATACACTATACTGGCTTTAGTACTAATGAAGATACAAACGCGGAAGACCATGCTAGTGATTTATCAAAAATATTGTTAGACTACTTTCCTGAAGTAAATGCAGTTGGTTTAGAAATAGATAATACTAGTATTACTTTAACAGGATTTAATTCTGTAATGACAAAACTTATTAAGACTATTCAAGAAAATGAAAATTTAATAGAATATCGTTCAGAATTAAACAAAGGAGTTAAAGCAGATATGTCTGTGTTAATAGACGCATATATAAATAATATACTTTCAAACCGAATTATATCTAAAAATTATAGAACATATTTATTAGATAAATTACGAGGTATTAAGAAATTTATATATTCGCCTCAAATGTCTTCTGAAATAAAAGCTATGTTTACTCAAATGGCTTTTAAAACAGTGCCATCGCAATATACAGCATATGGCTTTGATCCACAAAAAAAGACAATTGCTAGCAGAGATTTAAAAGAACGACCAGTATCGCAGCAAGCATACGATATTAGAAGTTTAATTCAGGCATCAGGTTTTTATTGAAGATCTAATCCTGATTTATTTAAAGAAAAATTAAATCAGTACGGAATTACTATAGGTAATGATAGAATTGTTATTGAATCTATTATAGATAATATACCTATTACATTTACTATTACTTATGAATTAAATCAAAATGGCAAAATGATATATAGATCGTTTGGAGAAATTAATGATCAATCTTTGAACAATCTGATATATAACTTTATGTCTTTTATAATTCCAGAAAATATAGCTGAAATTATTCCTCAGGTATATCCTGTTGAAAAATATACAAAAACAGAACTATTTGTTCCATTGTTAGCTACGACGTTATTAGATGGAAACAATAGTGATATTTTAACTAAAGAACACGATCTTGTTAATTTAGTTCCATTTACAGAAGATATATGAAAAGTAGCTAATGTATTAAGTGTAACAAATGGTTCGGATACTATTAATATTATTAAAAATGCAGAGGGAAATAACTTGCCATTATATCAAATTATTAGTTTGGTATATAATCATAACGAAATATTTGATAGACTAATTAATCCACCTACAGAAACAATTGAACATCCAAATAATGTAGCTGCACATAATTTAATAGTACAAAATATTGAAAGTGGTTTTTTATTATCTCCTAGAATTCGATCTGATATAAACATTAATGGAAAAATTAAAAAACCTGCTAATTTAAAAGTTAGTGAAGTTGCAAGATTATCTATCATGCACGATTTTTATCAAAATCTAGTAGATAATTTAGAGGGATTAATTTATTTACAACCGACTACTTTTTCTGATAAAAATAAACATTTTCTAATAACATATAATATAGGTAAAACCATCAATACTTCTCTAGGAGAAGTAAACATTAAAGAAATTTTAAATAACTATTTAAAAGGAGATGGAACTTTAGATCCTTTATATCATCTTTTAGGAGAAACTAGAAAAAACCAAATAAATGCATTAGTTCAGAATATATTGTTTGACTATAGTCTTGCTTTTGATACAGAATTTACATCATTAGAACAGATTGATGAATTCATTGCGAAATATAATCACAGTTTAAAAAGTATTCAATCTGCATTTAATGCTAAGGGAGTTGATTTCTTTTTAGATATACATGCATATAAAACTGCCTTAAGTAAATACCCTCGAACTAACGAAACTATTAAAAACTTTTTTAAAGTCTATAATGATCAAAATAAAACGTTAGAACGTTTAGATAGAGAAAAAAGAAAATTCCTAAAGGACTTACTTGTAAATAACTTTAATTTAAATATTAATCAGGATAGTTTTATTTCTCAAACATTTAATAAACCTGAATTTAAATCATTAGTTAATAAAAGAAATGGAGAAATTACATTAGCTGAAGTAACTGATGAAAAAGGTAAAAGAATTAATCTCAATAAAATAGTTGATTTTGATGCTTTACTTAATCCAAAATGAAAAGTTAAACTAAATCCCATTTTAGAATCATATTTTATTACTGATACTCTATTATCAAATGAGTATAATAATATGATGATAGGGGGTGTTTATGCACATCCGAATAAAAACAAAGACGGAAAGTTAGATAGCAAAGAATATTTTGAATTTAGTGAAGCTAATCGACTAATTGCTCAATATAAACGTATGGTAATATTTGGAGCTACTTATCATCCATTTGCTCAAAATTTAGAAAATGGAGTTGCTTCAAATATTAAAATTGCTGTAATTAACGATGAAGCGGGAACAGCCTGAAATATGTTAGGAGATGAAAATACTGGATTAGATACTATGGATGGATCTGGTTTATCAAGTCCACTTGAATCTAGAGCAGAAAATAATTCACTCTTAGATGCAAGAGTTGGGCGCGATAAAAAAACTATTATGCATGATATCGATTCTCGGTATGGTAGACCAACTTTATTAAAATGGGCTGTTTTTGATATAAGTAATGAAAGAAGACGCATTTCTTATGGTTCAGATATTTCATTAGAAAATATCTTTAAAAAAATGCATAGTATTCCAATTAACAAATCTATTATTTTAGAAAATTATTATAATACATTTGATCCTGTATACTTTAAAGATATTCGAACTAATAAATATTATAAAATAAATTCAATTAAAACGATTTTAGATCCAAATGGATTAATTGAAGTTGCTAGAGATCTAACCGAAGTTGAATCTAATGGATTAGAAACAAACAATACTATTCAGACAACTCATATAATAAATACATTATACGATATTGATCAAGTATTTGGTGGATCTTGAGCAATGAAATTTAATGAAGACGTAAATCGTTTAGAATATTCTGAATCTAATATTGATATACTTGAAAATATTGTTAACAAAGAGCAATTAAAAGATAAGTTTATTGCTTATTTAGTTAATAAATCTGCAATCAAAGTTGGAGCAGGAAATATAAATGATTCAAGTAAATGAAGTAACTCTGATGCATTTACTACTATTGAAATGTCTACTAAGTTTGGAGGAGTTCAAATGAACGCTGATCACCATTTAGACATGTCAGAGGTTACCGAAATGACGCAAATGATTAGTGCTTTAGAGCAAAATGGATTTACACATGAGTTAGTAACTCAGATTTATAAAGAAATTGGTCAGATTGTTAAAGAATCCATGAACGATTTGTCAGAAACAATTAAAGCTAAAGATAAAGATCAACTGTATACTATATTAGGTAGATCATTAATTAAAGCTTTTATGAATGATGACAAAGATACTTTAGGGTTAGCACAATCATTTGTTTATTTAGCTAATGAAAGTTTTAAAAATGCAAATTTAGATTATAAACTACCATTTAGCGCAGCAACAATTAATGGAGCTTTTATTGCTACTACAACATCTAACTTAGTTAAAAGTGGAATTAGACGTAAATATTCTGGTATAGCATCTGTACTAGTTCCTTCTCATAATATGATTCAATACTATAATATTGATGGACTTAATTATCAGTATGAAGAATTATATAATTTAGTAAATACAAAAGGTATTGATCATTTATACGATGAAAACGGAAATATTATAAAAAGTAAAGTTGAACGTGCTTTAACAGAACCTATTATTGATGGAGAAATAAATCCTTTTATAATTCCAATTGAGCCAAATGATATTGATTTCGAAGATACAATTGTAATATTTAATGAAGAAGATAATCCTACTGTTATTAAAATTGATTCCTTAGAGAAATACGATTTATATAAGCACCAAGCAACTTTAGGACAACAATATTATAACTGAACAATTAAACCTAAAAATCTAAAACAGTCAAATACATTTTTTGATGTAGTTGTAGGCTTAGATGGATTTGGAAATGAAATAAATAAACGTTTTAGTATATATGACTTAGATGCAGTAAGAGCATCTTATTATTTAAGTTCTCGTAGAAAACAATTAAAGAACTGGGAGGATTTAACAGAGTATGAAAAAACATTACTATCATCTGCATTAGGTTTACATCCAATCGATAATATACAGTTAAACATAGATAGTCTATTATCTGATTTACAACAAAAGATACAATTACAACTAAATAGTTTAGCTGACAATCAATCTATTATTAATAATACTGCTTTTGGTATTACTAATCCAAATGTTAGAGTTGTTAAAGTATCTAATGTTAATGTTACTCCAACTCAAATTGTAATGGGGAAAAGGCAAGCTCAACAATTTGGATTGCAAAAAGGAGACTCTATTGCTCAGATTAGACAAGAAAAAGAAAATTTCTTTTATAATCGAATGCAAAGTAACTATAATATTGGAAATCCAGATAAATTAACATATGATATTATATTATTTGATGGAACAGGAAAACAATTCTATGTAAAAGTTTTAAGAACAGAAGAAGTTCCAAAAGTATTTACAGGTAGTATTACTCCAAATCCTGATTTTAAAATTATTGATAATATTGTATACTATAATGAAAAAGAATTTTCAACAAATGATGAGAAACAATTTTATAAGTATACAGATACAAATGGAAATATTCATGATTTAATTATTATAAATTCTATAGATCGATTAGGTGAATTAAGAAAATCAGGATTAATTAATACATATCAATTTAATTATACTAGCGAAAATACTAAAAAATTATTACCTTATCAATTTCGTTATAATATAGAAAATAATATTCCTATCACTTTACATACCAGAAATAGTGAAGGAAACTTGCATGAAGCTAAAATCAATCCAACAGCAGATATTAGTTACGTAAGTTTAAACCAAAATGAAATATATAACTTTAATCAAAGAATAAAACAATTAGCGTTTAATCAATATGAAGCATTTGAAAAGTCTTTACTTCATGTAGGTACTCGCATACCGTCACAATCAATGCAGTCATTTGCTCCTATGGAGATTGTAATGTTTACAGATAGTGAAGTAAATGATGTTTATGTAGCTAAAGTAGTTACGTGAATGGAAGGCTCCGATTACGATAAACTTATCATGTCGTATTAAAACTCTTTTAATTGCTGGAAACTCTGACCGCGTTATGGCGAAGACAATCAGCAGCCAAGCCATATAAAAATGGAAGGTTCAACGACTAATATTAATAACTTAATAATTCGACTTTAATAGTATGAAACAATTAAAAACACGCTTAAATAAAACAGGAAGAAATTTAATAATTGCTATGTCTATTGGGGATGGACATATACATACAAAAGGTTATTTAAATATAAATCATTGCAAAGCACAAAAAGAATACTGTTACTGAAAATGAAAACTACTTAAGGATAATGGAGTTAAAGTAGGTATTTTTAGAGAATGAGAACAAGTAAATGGTTATTCTAAAGGTAAAGCAGTAACTAGATACGGATTTCAAACTTCTGTATCAGATTTTTGTAAAGTTCTTCGAAGAGTTGAGTATAAAAACGGAAGAACAAAATATAATAGTAAATTATTGAAAAGACTTGGTCCTCAAGGTTTAGCAATTTGAATTATGGACGACGGTTCGTTATCAAGACGTTCTAGAATTAATAAAAATGGAGATAGAGTTTATGCAGGATTTTATATTACTATATCTACTTATTGCAAATTAGAACAAGCTGAGGATATAATTAAATATTTTAATACTGAGTGAGATTTATATCCTACAAAGGTTTTTGATAAACGACAACAATCTTATATAATTAGTTTTTGCGCTAGAGAAGGACGAAAGCTAATAGAAATAATTAAACCTTATATGTGTCCCCATATGATGTATAAGGTAATTCCTGATAAAATAGAGTGTGAAAAATATATGAAGTTATTAAAAGAGACAGATGAAAATACTGTCGAAGGTACACTTGAAAAAGTGGAAATGGAGAGGTCTTAATGAATAATATATTAAGATAAGATATAGTCTGATCTGTATAGAAATATACAGCTAACACCATGATTGATAAACAGTATATACTTGGATATTCTGTTAAAAACGATGGAACTTTATATTATCCTTCAAGATTAGCAGATACATATGATTTAAATGAAGTTAGACAACTTCCTTTACCAAATCACAAACACTATACTATTGATAATGAAAATGGATATTATGTAACGAAAGAGGAAGTAGACGATGTGCTGTTAAATGGAAATTTAAAAATATTTAAATCGATTTTAGAAGGAGACTACAATAGTATTGCATTTGACGAATCGGTAGAACCAAACAGTCGTTATATATTTTTGAGAGACTTAAATAAACATGCACAAACAGAACTTACTACAGAGCAAATAAACGAGGGTTTAAAAAATAGAGTTGTTGATGGAATTTTAGATGTAGTTTTAAATCCAAAGAATCAAATTAATCTACACATTCCTATTAATATGGATGATCCTCAAAAGGCTGCTCAGAAATCAGCATTAGGAAAAGAAGAAAAATTAAGAACTTCTGATAATCCCGCAAGTAAGTTTGTTATGCAAGAACAAAATATGGTAGGTAAAGAAGTGATTGGTATTACTGCGGTATCGCTTAAAGTATATTTCTTACTTTCTAACTATTACAATACTAAATATCGTGAACTTATTGACCTATTAAAAACGGGAAAGAATGATGAAGCAGTAGAATTACTTGATCGGTTAATGTTTACTACTCGAATACATAATCATGGAATTGTAGCAAATATTAATCTAGACCCTATTGTAAAATTCTTAAAAGATAATCAAATTGAAACTATTACATTAAGTAATGGAACTGTATTTAATATTAAACAACAAATAGAGCAACTTAGAGATACTGCAAATGTATCTGATGCTTCTTTATCTATAAGTGCTCTTCTTTCAGCAGCAACGGATAATGCTAAAGAGCTTATATTAGCAAAAATTAATGCAAGTGCTAAGTTCGTAGATA